AAATCACTATGGAAAAATTAAAGACAAAGGTGCTTAGGCACATAACTGTATTCGGATGTAGCGTATCAGAATTAGAAAACAAATTAAGTACAATAGACGGCGATAGCATTGTAACAAATAACGGAACATACACCATTAAGGTTGGTGGTTATGCTTACGATTGGATTCTATCCAACGTAGAGTCTTACTATGATGATCAGTGCTTCATTAGAAATGAGAAGCTAATCGCTAACTTATTCAATTCTGAGATGCACGACCTAAAGTCTAACAGTGGAGTTGTTGACTCAAGTCTTCTGAATTTAGTTGTCAATCACGTTTACAAGGAAGGTATGATAGTACCTAATAATAGGTATCTGATAATAGCTAAGTTACTTAATAACATAGACACCATTATTGAAAATAATGACGAGTTGGTAGCTGATGCAATGGCTGATGCAATAATAAACATAGTCGCACTATCTGAGATAGAGATTCACCCTATTGAGTATGCGATAAAATCTAAGTTAAAACATTAAAAAATAGAGTTATGAGTAAGGAAATTATAGCATTTAACAATGCAATCGATGTGTCACCTATGTATAACCCACTTAGTAAAGGGAATTATTCCCTAGAAAAAATTCTAGAGGACGTATGTAATTATTATAATTTAAAAATAGATTTTGTTAAGAGTAATGATAGGTATCAAAACCTTGTTAATGCAAGGCAAGTATACTGTTACTTGTGTAGAAACTACACCGTAGCATCACTTAGTGAGATTGGAAATCTAATTAATAGAGACCATAGTACGGTTGTTTGGTCTGTCAATAAAATTAAAGACTTTATTGATGTAGACAAGTCTACTTCGAGAGACATAGAGTCTATAGTAAATTCAGACAAAGAAGTGTACCGAGAAGATGTAAGAAAAGTTGTTAAGCAAATAAGAGATAGTTATGGTAAGGGATATTGATGAGATATATAAGGCAATAGATTTATCGGTAAGTTATAGTGACTTATCGATATGCTGCCGAATGATGGAAAGTCTTAAAGACTTTATTAATGACAAAGAGTTTATGAGTCTACTTGATGCCATAGCTAAGAGAAGAAATGTTATATCTTCTTCGATTGAGGATGTCCAAAAAAGTGGACAATAGATTATTAACTAAAGAGTAAGTATCTAATGTCCAATTTTAAGAGAATAGACTTCCTGCATAAACATCGTATACTCTACAGAAGAATGCCCATCAGTGATGTGCCTACGGAGTCTTATGATTGGGGATTCTACTACGAGAATGGGACTCACGAGTGCTTTGAATTATTTAACTCAGAGGCTAAGATAAGCACCTACAAGTCACTTAAGTGGCACTTGCTTGTAATTAGGCATCTGAATAAAGATATAAGTTTAGATTTATTTAATAGGGTTTCTAAGTTTATATCAGACAAGAGGAATGGATTCGTTACGTTCGATGTATCTGACATAGCTATGCATCATATGATTAAAGATACGCTAGAGATGGATGTAGATAGACCCCCAAGTAATAAGCTAAGGAAGGTTATATTTAAGCCATTCTGTGGACTTAGTAGGAGCGAGAAGATGTCTATAGTTGGTAAGATTATGGGTAGGACTACTAAGGTTACTCAAAAATCTATTTTTGCTGCGATGGATGTCATACATTGTAGAGGAGATAAGATAACGCTTGGGAGTATAGCTAAGGAGTTATCTTGCAGTACTAAGTCAATACAGCGGAACGTAAACGATGACTTTAATAGTAGGAAGAGGGAGATGAATAACGCTATAAAAAAACCAAGAAGAAAATAAACTATATTATTAATAAAAAAACATTATCTTTGTCCTATATTTTAAAAGATGTAGGTATGAAAAAGTATAATTTAAAAAACTACATTCGCTATAAAGAAGACTTAAGTAGATGTATTCCAGTAGGTAAAGACTTAAAGGATTACACTAGAGACGAATTTATAGTAGGGTTTATGCCATTGTGCGAAAACTTAGCAAGAAAATTTTCATCAACTGAACAGTCTATAGGTGCGTTAACTGTAGAAGACTTAATTCAATTTGGGGCTGAAGGGTTAATAAAGGCAGTAGACAAACTCGACTACGATAGGGTTATGGCTTCTGAAAACATAGAGAAAACGCTTCAGTCCTTCTTTGGTAAAAGGATAAGAGGATCTATTCGCAGAAGGATAGACGAGAGCAGGTCCTCTATGAGGATTCCAGAACATAAAAGAAACTCTATGCGTAAGGACTCTGACAATAAAAAGAATGTAGAGATATTCTTTAAGTCTATTTTCTTGAGTATAGATGAATTCTCTACAGATGAGGATGGCGATAGCATATTCTTTGAAGTTGCTGACAATTCAGAGCCGTATAACGTAGAGATACTCAACTCTTACTTGAAAGGCGTAATGAAGAAGTACTTAGATAGAAAGGAGTATGAGGTGCTTAGAATGTCTTACGGACTTGACTGCGTAAGTTACCCAGCTATAGAGATAGCTAACATCCTTGGATTGAATGGAGCGAGTAACTTTGTTAGAGTATCCGAAATAAAAAGGCAAGCAGTGGATAAATTAATATTAAATGTAGATTACAATCAATTAATGGATAAATTAAATTAAATCAAATGAAGAAATACAAAGTAAAAGTTTACAAAGATAGAACCGTTTGGTGTAATTCGGAAGGTCAAATCCATAGAGAAGACGGCCCAGCTATTGAATACACAAATGGTGATAAATATTGGTATATAAATGGTGATGCTCACAGAGAAGACGGTCCAGCTATTGAACGTGAAGGTGCATGTACTAAGTGGCTTATGAATGGTCTATTTCACAGAGAAGACGGACCTGCCGTAGAGTATGGAGATGGTGAGAAACATTGGTATATAAATGGTAGGCTTCACAGAGAAGATGGCCCAGCTAGTGAGTATGCAGAGGGTAATAAATATTGGTATATAAATGGCAAAGCGTTAACTGAATCACAATTTAATCAAAGAATAAACTCATATGAAGATACCGTAGTAGAAATATACGGCAAAAAGTATAAACTAACTCAAGTATAAATATTTACAATTAAATTAAATGAAATGGAAGCAATAAACAGACCTTTATCTGTCGAAGAGATAGACTTTAGGATTCAGAGTATTAACAATGGCAAGTACGCCACAATATTAGCCTACAAGGATGCGAGGGTAGATATGAATAGGTTGGACGAAGCTTTTGGGGTATTCGGATGGAAACGAGAGCATACTAGAGACAACAAGAACTGTATAATCTCAATATGGGATGCCGAAAATAAGCATTGGGTATCTAAGGAAGACACTGGAACAGAGAGTAACACTGAGCAAGCTAAGGGATTAGCTAGTGACTCATTTAAGAGAGCAGGCTTTAACATTGGTATAGGTAGAGAGTTATACGACTACCCAGTCATATCAATTAGATTGAATGACGATGAAGTTACTAAGGTTGGTGATAAGTACAGACAGTCGTACAATTTGAAGCTAAAGGATTGGACTTGGGAAAGTAAGTTTGAAGATAGTAAGATTGTATTCTTAAAAGCTACTGACGACAAAGGCAAAGGTAGATACCTTTGGAGCATTGGCAATAAAGCAAAGCCAATTCAATCGAAAACAGAATCTCTGTTAGCAATGGATGCAGCTGCACTTGCAGGGGCTATTAAATTCGTAGCGGGCGGTGGAGACATTAGCAAGATTAACACTAAATATAAAATGAGCAAAGCTCAGGAGTTACAAATAAAATCAGCAGTAAAAAATGGATAAGAAAGAAATAATCGAAAAGCTTAGAGACGATGATCACTACTACGGTGAGTTTGGGCAGCAATACTTGTCTAATTCTAAGATAAAAACACTACTTGAGAACCCATTAGCATTTAATGAACCTCAAGAGCCTAACTCTAACTTTATAATCGGTTCGTACTTCCATACGTCAATATTAGAGCCTGAGAAGAAAGAAAACTTTAAAATAATAGATTCATCCACAAGGACTACAAAAATATATAAGGAGGAGTCTGGTGGCGAAATGTGCCTACTTTTAAAGGAGAAGGAAGCTGTGGATATTATGGTTGACAAAGTAATGAACATAAAGGCTCTCAGTCGTTTAATCAAGGGTGGCGATAGCATAGAGTACGAAGTTCCAAATATTGCAGACTTGTTTGGTAACAAGTGGAAAGGTAAGGCTGACATAGTTAATCATGATGAAAAACTTATTGTAGACTTGAAGACTACTTCAAATATTAATAACTTTGAGTGGTCTGCTAGGGATTACAACTACGATTCTCAAGCTTGGTTGTATAAGCAGATGTTTGGCTACGACATGGTCTTTATTGTGATTGACAAGAACACCTTGCAGACTGGATACTTTGAATGCTCAGAAGAATTCTTAAGTAGAGGAATGGAGAAGGCTAAGAAAGCAAGTGGGGTTTACGACCTTTTCTTTAAGAACGAAGACTTTAATTCAGAACAATTTTTTATTAATCGTACACTATAGTACACAAAAACAATTTAATTATGGCAAATAAGATTACAATAACAATTAGTAAAGACAAAGAAAAAGAGATATCATTTAAGAGGTCGTACAAAAACAAAGAAGGAGTTAATGTAGAAGTGAGTGAGCTTAAGTTCGAATTAATAGAAATGAAAGAGGAGTCTAAAAAGGTTGTTTACGACTCTGAAAAATTTCAACTAATTAAAACTCACTTTGCTGTTAAGCCTCAAAGTGCTGAAGATAGAAAGAATAAAGTCGAAACGGTATATGTAGGCGAAGGTATTACTCAGGCTTGGAAAGATGATAATGGAGGTGGTAGTCAAAGTCAAAGTCCATCTCAGCAGAATAATGCTCCAGTTGCAGAAGATGATGATCTTCCATTCTAGTAAGCAAAACAATAGCGGTGGAGAGCAATCGTGTTCTCCACCATAATTAAAATCAAATAAAACATATACCTATGAATGTAGAGACAAAAGAAATAAATGGATTCATTATAGACACCTTTAATCAGTACGAATTGGAGACTGGTAAAACTCAAGGTGTGTGTCCTCTATGCTCTGAAGACAGAAAGGAGCAGAACAGAAAAGCTAAGTGCGCTTCTTATGACTGGGATAGAGGCATTGGAACTTGTCACAATTGCAACGAAACATTTCAACTTCACACTTACAAAAGAAAAGGCAAGTCAGAGAAAGTGTACGTTAAGCCATCAAACTATGATGGGTCTAAATCTGGAACAAAAGTTGAGCAGTGGTTTAAGTCAAGAGGGATATCAAAGAAGACTATTGATGAGTTAAATGTTTCTGAAGGCGTAGAGTGGATGCCACAAACGCAAGCTGATGCCAATGTTATTAAATTCAATTACTTTATGGGTGGAGAACTTGTTAACATAAAGTACAGAGACGGAAGAAAAAATTTCAAACTATTTAAGGGAGCAGAGAAAATATTCTACAACATAGATAACATTGTAGGTCACAAGGACTGCATTATTGTAGAAGGAGAAATGGACGTAATGTCTTTCTATGAGGCGGGTATAAAGAATGTAATATCAGTACCTAATGGGGCTACATTAAGTAGCAATAACTTAGACTATTTAGATAGCTGCATAGATTACTTTGAAGACAAAGAAAGAATTATACTTGCAGTAGATTCAGATGATGCAGGTCAAGCTCTTCAAAGGGAGTTAATTAGAAGACTTGGTGCTGAATACTGCTACATAGTTACGTTCGAGGATTGCAAGGACGCTAATGAGTACTTAGTAAAGTACGGAATATCGAAGCTAAGAAGTAGGGTGTTAACTGCATCTCCAGTTCCACTAGAGAATGTTGTTACGTTCAGAGATATTGAGGACGATATAGTTGACTTTGTTAAGAATGGATTCAAGAAAGGGTATCAAGTAAACCTACCAAACTTTGATAGTATATTTTCTACATACACTGGTCAGTTTATAACTGTTACCGGGATACCATCATCTGGAAAGTCTGACTTTGTTGATCAAATGGTTGTTGGATACAATGAACTTTATGGGTGGAAGACAGCATTTGCGTCTCCAGAAAACGTACCTACATACATTCACGCACACAAGCTAATGCGTAAGACATGGAAGCGAATGCCAAGTAAGCACGACATCAATACTGAGAAGTGGAACGAGGTGGCAGAACACTGCAGTCAGAATTATTTTCACATAGATATGGATAGATATACCCTTGATTCAGTACTTAATAAAGGTGCTGAGTTAGTTAAAAGAAAGGGTATAAAGTGCTTAGTTATAGACCCATTCAATAAGGTTAGAGATATTGAATTAAAGACAGAAGACGTTACCAGATACACAATGGAATATCTATCTAAGATAGAAATATTTGCAAAGAAGTACGATGTTCTTGTATTTATAGTTGCTCACCCAACTAAGATGTACAAGGACAAGGATGGAAATCTTGATGAGCCTACTATGTACAGCATTAAAGGGGGAGGAGAGTGGTATGACGCTAGTTATCACGGACTTCTAGTTCACAGAAACTACGACAACAAGACTGTTAAAGTTAAGGTATTGAAGGTTAAGTTTCAAAACTTAGGAGATAATGGGGCTGAAGCTCATTTCACTTGGGACCCAGGTCCAGGAATTTATACACCTGTAGCTGCAGATATGGCTACTAACGAAAAATATCCTTGGGAGAAATAAATAATTAATTAATTTCCTTATATTTACGAAATGCCAGCACTAAAAAAGAAAGACCCAATGGGAGTTTATATGTTTACTGACGAAGAGTTTGAGGCTGCTAGGTGGTGTATTAAAAATGGAATAGTTATAAGTGTATTTCCATCATCTATGACTACTAGGTGGTACATAGATGTAGTTATAAATGGAAAGTCAAACTTAAGTCCAAAGACTTTTGGGTCGGTAGAGATATGGATTAAACTATATGAATACTACTTATATTACTTTAATAAATACAATAAAAAAGATGAAAAGAAATAGTTTTTTTAAGAGTAAGGGGGTTATAACTATAATAGATTTCCCATACAATAAGGTTAAGGGGAGACTTATGGATATGATTGGAGCAAATATAAGCATTGAAGGTAAAGATTTTACTATAAGTAAAGATTTTGCAATGTGGGTTGGGGTTGCTGCTAATTATTATTCTCGATCTAGTTGCTTTGTAAATACCAATGAAGCACTAATCATTTTGAATGATATAGAACGTAAGGGTCTTGAGTTAAATGTAAAAAAAGTTTAATCAGTAAATAATTTAATTATGACAAAAGAAGATCAAGAAAAAAAGTTGGAAGAGATATTCAATACAATGAGGGGTGTCATCCTAAAAAAGGGTAACGACTACGCTAACTTAGATAGATTAAGTAACTTCAAGTTAGCAGGTTCTGTATCTGGACTTAGTGCAGAGCAGAATTGCTTGTCACTAATCGCAACAAAGGTAGCTAGACTTGGAGTTCTATTCAATTCAACAGAATCCCCAAATAATGAATCTATATTAGATTCAATTGTAGACTTAGGTAACTATGCTGTTTTACTAAACATGATCGTTACGGAAGATAATTCAATTAATTCAAATAAAATTAGTAGTTATGAGTAAGTATGATAAATACATAAGTGAAATAAATGAAATAAGGGAAGACATGGGCTTCGGTTCAGATAGGATAGCCTTAGAGCTATCTAACAGACACCCTGAAGATAACATAAATGTTCCATCATTATCTAGGATGATACGAAAGAATGGGTGGATAACTAAGTCTATTGTTGATGAGTCTATGCACAGAAACAATTTAAACCCATCAGACAATTGGAAGCTATCGTGGATAAAAGATTCAGTCACAGGAACTTCGACTTTAGTTGTTAATCCAGACTACAAAGATTCTGTTGCTGTTAAGTACGATAGAATCAGAGAGGACATGATTTCTGAAATGAGAGAAATGTCTCCCATAGTTAAGAAGTACGATAGGGTTGCTACACCTGACCCTCACTGTTTCGTTTTAGATATAGCCGACCTTCACGTTGGTAAGTTAGCGACGGAAGCTGGATCTAACAGCGAGTACAATGTAAAAATAGCTGTTGATAGGGCTATTGCTGGAGCTGAATCACTTATAGATAAGTCGTCTCCTTACAACATAGATATGATAGTTTTTGTGATAGGTAACGATGTGCTACACATAGACAACCCAAAGAGGCAGACTACAGCAGGAACAAGTCAAGATACAGATGGAATGTGGTACGACAACTACGTTATTGCAAGAAAAGTTTATACTCAAATAATAAACAGACTTTCAACAATTGCTGACGTTCACGTTATTCACTGCCCATCTAACCACGACTACATGACTGGATTTATGTTAGCAGATGCATTGAGTTGTTACTTTTACAATAATGAAAACATTACGTTTGACGTAAGTACTATTCATAGAAAGTACTTTAAGTATGGGAACAATATGATAGCCCTAAGTCACGGAGACGGATGTAAGATTGATCAGATACCTTACTTAGCTGCAAACGAATCTCCAAAGATTTGGGCTGAGACTCAGTATAGATATGCCTACCTTCACCACATACACCACAAGGACTACTTTAAGTTTAGAGGTGGAAAGGATTTCATTGGAATGACTGTTGAGTTTGTTAGGAGTCCAAGCTCTTCAGATAGATGGCACAATGATAATGGATACACTGGAGCTAAGGTAGCTATAGAGGCTTTTATTCATCACCCACTGAATGGTCAAGTTAGTAGGTTAACTCATAATTTTTAATTATATTTGTACATAATGGGTTTTTGATGTAATATTAATAAAACCACTTTTATTTAATTATGAGAAGAAAAGTTTCAAAAAAAAGAGGTCCAGTAGTTTCTAAGAAGGTGACTTATGATGGTATTGACTTTAAGTCTGGGCTTGAAAAGTATATGTATATAGCCCTTAAGTCAGCAGGTATACACGCTGTTTATGAGGGCAAAACATTTGAGCTTGTGAGTTCATTTAAATTTTCTCCAGATAGCTACGAAAGACAAGCTAACGGAAAAGGAGAGATGATAAATAGAGGAGGAAAGAAGCATCAAGGCATTAAGTACACTCCCGACTTTATTGGAGAGGGATTTATTATCGAATGCAAAGGGAGGGCAAATGAGTCCTTCCCAATTCGATGGAAGTTATTCAAAGACCACATGAAGCATAACAAAGACGTTACGCTGTATAAGCCTCAATCTCAAAAAGAGTGCGATGAGGTGGTTAAATTAATTTTAAAAAGTAGAGAAAATAGCTAGGTATTATGACATTTAGAAAACAAATACAATTGCATAGACGAGCAATGATAGAAATGTACGCTGCATCAACTCCAAGTGCAAACTATTTAGAAGTGATAGATCGAAAGGATCTTCCGGTTGACTTCTACGCAGACTACAAGATAGACAGAAGTTCCTATATCAGGATCTTGAAAAAATACTCAAGATTAATAAAGACAACTTACAAAAGAAAGCTTTTCGAAAATACTATTCACTTAGGCCATTCTCCAACCCTTAGTAAATAATCAAAATTTAAAAACGAATTACGCATGAATATAGAAGAACAATACCTAGACTTACTTGATGACGTTTTGTATAACGGAGTAGGCAAGAGCGATAGGACTGGTACTGGAACCATATCAGTATTTGGTAGGCAGATTAGGCACGATATGTCTTTAGGGTTTCCACTACTTACAACCAAGAAGATGCCAATAAAAACTATAGCTACCGAACTTCTTTGGTTTTTAAGAGGCGATAGTAATATCAAATACTTGATAGATAACGGATGCAATATTTGGAACGGTGATGCCCATAAGAATTACTTAAAGTATAATAATCCATGCTCGATGTCTGAGTTTATAGATAAGATAAACAATGATAGACTTTTTGAGTGCCAATGGGGCAACCTTGGTCCTATCTATGGAAGGCAGTGGAGAAATTTTTATGATGAAGGGATAGATCAGATAGCGAATTCGATAAGACTACTTAAAACAGACCCAGACTCAAGAAGAAATAAAGTTTCTGCTTGGAGTGTAGGCGATTTAGAATTAATGGTTCTACCTCCATGCCACACAGGATTTCAACTTTGCACGAGAGAGTTGACTCAATCAGAGCGATTTAATTATTACGGAAAGCTAATAGGATCTGATATGTATCACGACCATATCGTTGAAGAGATGAACGAGAACAATGTTCCGACAAGAGCAATCTCTTTAATGTGGGAACAAAGGTCTGCTGATTTATTTTTAGGATTACCGTTTAACATAGCTTCATATGCAATGCTTTTGTGTATATTTGCTGAGGAGGCCAATATGATTCCAGATGAATTGATTGGCAGTTTAGGAGATGTCCACTTGTACACAAACCACATAGAGCAAGCTAAATTACAGTTGTCAAGAGATCCATACGATCCACCATTACTAAATATTAATAAAAAAGAAGGTTCAATTGTAGATAGAATAAATGAGTACGAACCAAAAGATTTTTCAGTACTTAAGTATAATTACTACAACAACATTAAAGCACCTTTATCAAATTAGATATGGACAGCAAGAGAGAATTTTACATAGATAGAAAGGAGTTAGCTAGAAAGAAGTACTCCGAGAGACAGTTTGCTAAGTGGGTGAACTGGAGCATAAAGAATAGAGGCAAGGTCCTATTCAAGGAAATTATCGAAAAACAAATAGAATATAAAATAGTAAAACAATGAAAGAAGACGAAGAAAAAGCAGCGTACATTTTATCGGTTGGATTGTATCCAGGAATACTAATAGGGTTCAGAAGTTACCAACAATCGGATGGATCCATTCATGTATTGTACCTACCATTTATAGACATATCATTAACAATTATTAATTAAACATTATGAGTAAGCAGAAACAAAGTAGAGTAGATCTACTAGAGAAGAAGGTAAAAGCAATAACATGGGTATTGCAGGATATAAAACAAGAAATGAATAACATTAGAGATCTTTCTATCGGAACGACGGAGACGCTTAGGCTAATGGATGGGTACGATAAAGCGATGGAGTCGCTTAAGGATATACTTACGGAAGATATTGACAATGAGTCTTTAAAATTTAAAGTAGATAATAAATAAACATATGGAAACGTCTAATAAAATATTGAGTGATATTACCGTGTACATGAAGTACGCTAAGTACCTACCAGAGGTAAATAGAAGAGAGACTTGGGAAGACCTTGTCACTAGAAATAAGTTAATGCACATAAAGAAATACCCACAACTTAAGGATGAAATTAACGAGGTTTATAAATTTGTTTACGACAAAAAGGTTTTACCGTCAATGCGGTCTTTACAATTTGGTGGAAAGCCTATTGATATCTCACCGAATCGTGTTTATAACTGTGCTTACCTTCCTATTGATCACATTGATTCTTTTCACGAGACAATGTTCTTATTGCTAGGTGGAACAGGTGTAGGATACTCAGTTCAGAAGCATCACGTCGACAAACTTCCTCCGATAAACCACCCATACAGCAGAAGAACTAAGAGATACCTTATTGGCGATAGCATCGAGGGATGGGCTGATGCAATAAAGGTTCTTGTTAAGTCTTACCTTGGGGATAAGAAAAGCTCTAAGGTTGAGTTCGATTACTCTGACATTAGACCTAAAGGTGCGCAGCTTGTTACGTCTGGAGGTAAAGCCCCAGGACCTCAGCCACTAAAAGAATGTATGCTGAAGATTAAGGGATTACTTGAGGCTAAAAAAGATGGAGACAAACTGTCTAGTCTTGAAGTTCACGACATTGTGTGTTACATTGCTGACGCTGTGCTTGCTGGAGGTATTAGAAGAGCTGCTCTAATTAGTTTGTTTTCTGCTGATGATGACGACATGATATCTTGTAAGTCAGGATCTTGGTGGGAAAGTAATCCTCAGAGAGGTAGAGCCAACAATTCTGCAGTGCTTATGAGACACAAGATTAGTAAGGAGTTTTTTATGGGTCTTTGGAAGAGAGTTGAGCTTTCTGGAGCAGGTGAGCCTGGAATATACTTTAACAACGATAAAGACTGGGGTACAAATCCTTGCTGCGAGATAGCTTTGAGACCTTTTCAGTTCTGCAACCTTTGCGAAGTAAACGCTAGTGACATATCGTCTCAAGAAGACTACAACGAAAGAGTTAAAGCAGCAGCTTTTATTGGAACGCTTCAAGCTGGCTACACAAACTTTCACTACCTTAGAGATGTGTGGAGAGAAACTACCGAGAAGGATGCTCTTATTGGCGTATCTATGACTGGTATAGCTTCTAATGCTGTTCTTAGTTTAGATATGTCGGAGGCTGCTAACGTGGTTAAGGAGGAGAACGAAAGGATTGCATCTATAATTGGCATTAACACCGCTGCTAGATGCACCACCGTAAAGCCTGCTGGGACGACTTCTCTTACACTTGGAACGTCTTCTGGTATTCATGCATGGCATAACGACTACTACATCCGTAGAGTGCGTGTAGGTAAGTCTGAGTCTATGTACAAGTATTTATCGGAGAACCATCCTGAATTGATCGAAGATGAGTACTTCAGACCTCACGACACTGCAGTTATTTCTATACCTCAAAAAGCACCTGATGGAGCTATACTTAGAACTGAGTCTCCATTCGATTTACTTGAAAGAATTAAAGATGTAGCTACTAAGTGGGTTGCTCCTGGACACAGAAGGGGGTCTAATACACATAATGTATCGGCTACGGTTTCTTTAAAAGAAAACGAGTGGGATTCTGCAGGAGAGTGGATGTGGGATAATAGAGAGTTTTACAATGGACTATCTGTGCTTCCTTACAATGGAGGAACTTACACTCAGGCTCCGTTCGAAGATATAGACGAAGCTAAGTACAATGAAATGATGAAGACGCTTAAGGATGTAAATCTTTCTAACATCTTAGAGTCTGACGATAATACTGATTTAACTGGTGAGCTTGCCTGTGCTGGTGGAGCTTGCGAAATAATTTAATTATGGATATTAGAGAATATATTGAAGAGTACGCTAGCGATCAAGATGTTTGGTTTGCAGATGGATTTGATGAGGCAATTTTAGGGATTGACCCATTGTCTGGCAAGGTTGTTTACTCAAGGCGTAAGTGCATAGAAGCTCTTATTGAAGAAGGTATGGACTTCGAAGATGCGATAGATTTCTTGGAGTTTAATACATTCAATGCATACATTGGAGAAAATACTCCAATATTTATTGACGATCTTTGTTTAGGATTATAGGTCAAAAAAAATAAAAGGGGAAGTCTTAATGACCTCCCCTTTTTTAATAAAGAAACTTTAGGTATGGTACGCCTATTGTGTTTGTTTCTTATATTTAATTCCTACTTTCTAGCTTTTAAAGTTTTTAACCTAGCGTCCCTATCTCTGGAGCTTCTTGAAGATGACTTTGATTTCTCAACCCCTTGGAACAAATACTTTAGGTATATCTTTCTGATATCTTTATAAGCAGGTACTGCACCTAAGTTTCCAGCGATCTCAAAAGGTATTCTAGTTAATAACTCATTTTGATTCTTATCTATAGTTTCCTGAGTCTTAGCTGAAGACGCTCTAGATTGCAAGGTAACTCCCCTCTTTATTGTCTTAGCCATTGGAGTAAACGAACCTAGCGAAGATACTACCATATTGGTAAATACGTCATCTCTAGGTGATGGATCTAATGGTATCTTAGAAAACGCTAAGTTATTCTTATAAGCGTCGTACTCTCCAGTTCTTGTTATACCTTCTCCATACTCCTTATTTAACCATTCCGTACCGTAGTTTATTGGTATCTGAGATAAGTTACCGATATTTCTACCTAGCGCAAGAGTGGCAACTCCTGCTAATACATTTCTAGTTAAGTCAGTTCCTAATTCGAATTCGTCTTCGTCATCATCTATACCAAGTGCCATAAATATTAAGGCAAAGGTCATATCCATAGCCATCTTGTACATAGACATACGAAATACCGTACCAGCTAAAAGCATAGCTCCCTTAGTTCTAGACATATCACCCTTTCCAACAAGAGACTGAATCGCCTTTAATGCTGAGTAGTATTCAAAAACTCTAAACCTACTCATATACCTATCCATTATTATTGCAGCACTCTTTATTGCACTTGCGTCTTTTGGATTTATATTCTTAGGTATTCCATCAAATGGATTGTTAGACGCAGCGTTATCTATTACAGCTGAGTCAGCATCAAATGTAGCCTTTTCAATTGCGGATGCGTACTTCTCTCTGTATTCTGTATCTGTAGCTACCTTATTCCAATCTACATCAACTCCAGTTTCTTTCTTAAACGAAGTATTAAATGCACCGACAAATAAAGGTCTAGCAACTAACGTATCTGGTTTTGTTATCAAGTTTTCATTGAACTTTATAAACCAATCTAACGGCTTCTTAGCTACATTTCTAACAATCTCGGCATCTTCGGCAATGTCTGAAGTCATATCTTCAGGCTCAAATAACTTAGATTTGGAAAACAATCTATCTTCTATATCCTTACTTGATAAGTCTTGTTGGTTCGTCAATCTAGCTGTCTGAGTTGATCCAAGAACTTTTAATGCGGCATCTATTACTGCATTATTAGAACCAGACGCTGACAATGTTTTTATACCACTTATGAATTCTATAGGATTTACGATCATTGCGTGTCCTGCATTCGTGGTAAGCTCTACTGCTGCTTTAACTGGTCCAGCAAGTTGAGCAAGGTATCCTGCTCTACCTAAAAAGCTTATAGCCTTCTCTGAAAACGCTCTATCTTTTGTTACGTTTTTAAATTCATAGCTAATTATTCCATCATAAACATCTTCTAATGCTTTAGCTAACTCCTTATCGTTCTTAGTTGTAGCCTCGCTTCTTAAGTTTGACAGCGCTATCTTAGCTCTCTTCACAATTGGATACATATAGTAACTAGTCTCTGTCTTTCTAGAAGCAGTGTAAGCGTTATGCACAGGATCTAGAGATATAGAGTGTACGTTTCCAGTCCTCTGTATTGCTGCTTTACTTTTTAGAGATGGATTAGTAAATGAATTATGGAGATCGTCAAACTCTTTAGTCATTTGGGTCTCCTGATTAGTAACCTTAGGAAGGTGAACGTAATTCTCTCTAGGTATAAATGTCATACCTCTGTTGGCTGCATCTGCTGCAGCTTTTTCCTGTATTGATGCATATGTCTCGTCTACAATTGCCAAAAATCGCTTCTCTTTACTAGTCATTCCTTCTAGTATTTTAGAAGTGCTAACCTTCCCATCAACAGTAAACTCATTCATTAGATCCCTAATAGCAGCTTTCTCTCTTTCGTCATAAACACTATTTTCATCATCTAATGTAGCCTCTATCCACTTCTTAGCTGTATTGACCTCTTTATTTTTAGGATTACTTTCGTACTCCCTCTGTATCTGATACATCATCACCTTTACTTTCTGCAAGAATCTAGTATTCTTCCTAATAGATAGTAACGCTTCAGCCTTTTCTAGGTTAGTCTTAATGTCCTTTAAAGAAGCCTCTAGTCTTGAAAAAGCTTGAGATGATGGATAGAGTATTGACTTGTATATATTTGTAGTCTTAAGCTTATCTGATGCTGACTTTATAACTTGGTCGATGTTTCTAAGTGGGGTAGACCTAATTCTATTCGATATAGATGTCTCCTTTTTATTTTTACTTAAGAATAAGTTTTTTGTAAAAATCTTAGACTTTGATATCAACTTGTCTATTGCGCCACGTTCCTTTATCTCTTTAGAAACAGATTGTGAGTCTCTATTTCCTTCGACTCTTATCTTACTCTGAAGTAGTTTTGTTGAAACAAATCCATCCTTTAACATCTCTAGACCTCTAACAAGATCTCTAGCTTGTTGAGGAGTTAGCGAATCAAAATCTTTTTCAGTTAATGAGTTTGCGAATTTTACTGCACTCCTTTCGTCGCCAGTGATATTAAGTATACTTGGAGTCGGCTCATTCATAGCGTCAAGAAACTCCTCCTTTATTTCAGCTAAAACTTCTTCTTTTGACTTTCCGCCAGCATTAGACATCTCTTCGTCAGCATTTGTCTCATTAAATATATCTAAAAATCTCAACGCTAACTCATGATCATCCTTGCTTATAATCCCATCTTTAAGCATCTTGTCCAGATTCTTTCTTATGGTTAAGTTCGGATCCATAGAATTAGAAATTCTATCTTTCAATTCATTGGCTCTTTGATTATCTGAAGAGTAGTCGGAAAGTATTGAGTCTATCATATCAGATAACTCTTCTCTAGACATCCTACTGTCGTACTTTTTATCTACATTAACTAGGTCTGATATAACTTTATCGTACTTAACTAAAGATCGCTTAGATAGGTATGCTGGGTCCACAGAGAATATAGACAATAGCTTAGGTTGAAGCTCTTTCAATACCCCAAGGTTCTTTATTCTTTTTATTGCTATGCCTCTATCTTTGTACCTCTGTCTCCTTAGGATTCTATCGATCTCCATATTCAAAGCATCGGCTACTTGGTCAACCATCTTTTGTATGTTGTTGGCGTTTGTTAGCTTTACTCTGGTGATTATCTTACCTATAGTACTCTTGGATAGCTTACTAAGCTTAGAGTCTTTTATCATAGACTTTATTTCCTTAACGATTGCAGCCCTAGCCTTGTCGTTATCTTTCATTTTGTCTATTCTAGCCTTAAATGAAGCTCTAAGTTTTTCGATTCTCTCCTTTGTCTTAGCAGCAGCTTTCTCTCTAGCCTCCTTCTTATCTCTCTTTACTGAGTCAAAAAACTCTGCAAACCCCTGCTCAAACATTTGCTTTTCTGTCAACCCTTTGGTTTCAGATGCTATCGTTACTGGCTTTTCTTTTTTGAAGAACTGCTTTATTCCGTTTCTTATCTCGTCTTTAGTAAACCCAACTTCCTGCAATACTTCTATAGTCTCCTTTCTTGTAAGGCCTTCTTTTTTAGATTCCTCTATTACATCTTGTATTGTGAAATCTTCTTGCGATTGCTGCTGACGAGTTTGTGGTTTTATGTCATAAACTACAGTTCCATAAGTAGAGTTGTCCAATTCGGTTCCTGTAGCATTAACACCTTCGAAGCCTAATGCTTTCATTATTAGCGTGGATGGTGTGTCGGTGTTACCACTTGATTTTAATTTTTCGTTAATTTCATTAGCAACTATATCTCTTTTTTCGTCCTGACTTTGTTCAAAACTTATATAGTTACTAGAACCTTTATCAATTTCCTCTTCAGTATATTTTTTTAATAATAATACATATTGATCATAGTTTCTATGAAAGAATTCTTTATAAGGGTTTTCTGTACTAATTTGATTAGGTGAATTAACCCCTAATATTTTTGATACTGTCGATATGTCATAAGTTGTTATACTAGTTGGTTTATTTGACATAGCACTATCATTTATACTTTTTAGTGCATTATGTAACCTTAAACTGGCTGGTGCTAAATTATAATCATCTAAATCAACTACAGAAACAATTCGTGATGCCGTATCTGTGCCTGTTCTTTTAGCGTACTCTTGAGCATCTTCTTTTTTACCGAAAAAATAAAACCCTGTACCAAAATGACCTGTACTTCTTTGCGTAAACTCAAACTTATATATTGGTTCGGCTTTATTGACCAAATCTCCAGCTCTAAAAACTTTCTGCTGACGGGTCTGTGGAAAATCATCACCTATCTTTTCAATTATTACACCTCTTTGACCAAAAGTGTTATTTGGATATACATTTACTTTGTCTCCAAGTAAGTCTTGCACATACTCTACAAACTCATTGCCATCAAACCCTTTTTGATATACGTCAATTGTTTCTCCGCCCTTTTTCCTTTTAATAATATAGCTCTTATCCTCAGCTCCTTTTTCAAAGTTTTTAGCGTTTGCTATGTCATTTTTAAAAGCTCTTGAACTAATTGCTGCAACACCACCTATCTTTAACTTATCATATATGTCTTCTAAAATAAAATCTCGAATATTTTTTGGTACAACATTAACTACGTTTAGTGATACGATAGCATCGTATTTTTTATTAATATCGCCAGATTTAGTGTAAGTTACAGGACTTTTACCCTTCCATCTTTCAGGATTTAATTCATAAGAATCAACCTTACTCCCTAATACCTCTGACATTGCATCAGTGCCAAGTCCAAGACCAGCCCCATAATCTAATACTTCGCCCTCTTTCTCTAAGCTATTCAGTATTTTAGCGGCTTTTACATAGCTACCTGTAGTGGTGGCTACCTGTGTAGTGCCTGAAGCTTTAGATAATGCATTGTCTATTTTCTGCTGACGAATTTGTGGTATTTTTACTTCGGCCACCTTAACAATAGCTCCAGCGGCAGATGATACATTAACTGATTTAAAATCTATATCAGGATCTGTCTTTCTAGATACTACGGTTTCTTCAGAGTTATATTTAGTATACGACTCTGTTATATCATATGACTTATAAAACTTTGTAGGTTGCATTATCCTTTCAATCTTAGCTTTAACAGTCCATCCAAACGAAGGATGGTGATCTACGTCACCAGGATTTGTTTTTACAATTTCAAACGTAGTAGGATCAAACTGAACAAACGTCATAATCTCTCCTCCTACTATGCCTTTATTGAGAGGATCCATTATCTTCTGGTGAAACTCCTGTAAGCTTTTAACTCCTATTGCTTTTTGAAATTTTTTATTGGCAGCTATCTTTTGGTTTAGGTTTTTTCTTAAATCAGGCGAAAAATTATTCTCAATATTTAAAAGACGTACTAATTCTTTTGGGTTAGACTCAAAGGAATCTAGGTTCTTTATATCTAAACCAGAAGCTTTTATAAACTTTCTAAAAGCACTTAAAAGCTCAGATGGTTTAGCTGGTTTCTTTGTGACTTTAACTTCTTTGCCATCTACTTTTTTTATATAATATCCTTTTTCTTCTATACTTTTAATTCTTTTCGCATAAGTTTTTTTAGCAGATTCATTCCTGAGATTAACATTAAACAATTTTATAATATCTTTATTACTTAATATATTATTATCAAGAACCAAGTCCACTAACTGTTCAAATATGTGTTGTTGAAACTGCCAAGAACCATTTAAAGTTCCTGAATGGGGGGCAAATAAATTAGCTTTACCTTTCGTTGCGTTTCTTATAAATCCTTCAGCCTGAGACTTTGTGTTAAAAGCAGCAAGATTAGAAATATCTCCCAAAACCTTGCCCATTTTATGCATAATTAAAGGAACGTAGTTACGTCCGCCAAGTAGCTCTATGCTGTACCCATTACCTAAATCAGTTTTACCTGCATTAGTATAGTCATACATATTAGTTACAAACTTCTTAAGGTCAAATTCATTTATATCTACATATTCTACAAATTTTCTTATCCAACTTCGTGGATCGTCTTTAACACTTGGCGAGTCAATTACTTTAATTTGCCGTCTAGGTATCTTTATTGTTCCAACTTCGCCTTCAGAGCCTTGTTCTTGATTCTGTAGTACGTCTATGTCAGCTTGATTAACAACTTCTCCCTTTGCAACTTTTGCAGACACAACATCTAAGAAATCTAACACTTTCTTGTCACTACTTAGAATCCCATCTTTGTCGCTGTCAAGTAAAGCTTCTACTGGCACATTAAGAACCTTAGCAAGCTTTCTCAACCAATCGTTTATTAAGTCTTTCACAGACTGCGGAGACGACTCGTAGTTTTCTGCTAGTATGCCAAAAAGTTGAGCCATACTCTCCTCAGATTGAAGCTCATTTTCATAATTACTAGCAAAGTCATCAAGCTCTTTAAGTAGCTTAGGAGACGCAACCTTACGAACAGAATCTATCATATTTGATGTAATCTGTTGTGCTTTAGCGTTTGTTATGCCATCCTTGAGTAATAGCGCATGAAAAACTTCGTGCGCAACTGTTGTCATGTTAGCCTTTTCAAGATTTATTCTAATTGTCTTTGTTCGTAATGCATACTCCCCTCTTGAAATAGGGTTCCCTCCAGCGGCTTCAAAATCTTCTTGAGTTTCGTATACCTCTATAGTAACACCAGGAGCAACTTTCGATAAAGCCTTTTTAGCATTTTCAACTTGCTTTTTGACTCTACTCTGCATTCGAGACTTTCCAAATTTACTAGCAACCTTTTCTATTACAGTAGGCTTTCTTTCAGTTTTTGGAGCCGCATTTGTTGTTTCTGTTGGAGAGACCTTAGTCTTCGGTGTAGCCTTTGTGGTTTCTTTTGGTTTAGAATCACTCAATATATCAAGCACTAACTCCTTGAAGTAGAAATCGTTTGGGTAAAATCCTTGATCTTCTATAAATGATAACGCATCGTCTACAGCTTGAAGTATATTCCTTCCTGCCGCATATGAGTTTCTAATAACCTGCAGTGCTGCAACAACAACTGATTCAGGAGCATCTATTCTTTCATTGAATGCAGGTTTAGATCCTTCTGATTTTTGCTGTCTTGCAGAAAGCTTTTCATCAATAGCGTCGTCTATTTTTTGTAGTTCTTCTTTTTTAAATTCATCTATAAGTTTTTCTGCTTTAGCTAAAGCCCTTCTTTCTTGGTTTGACTTTTTAGACTTAAATACCCCTATGGCTTTACTTCTCTTCGCTTCCTCTCTAGTTCCAATTAGCTTACCGCTTTCGTTCATCTGAGATACAGAAAAAGACCCATCAGCATTCTTTGTTACTTGGAATACGTTTTCTCCAACCTGGACTAAGTCCTTGTCTTTAGACTCATTAGCAGCTTCTTCAAGAGCAATTTCTTCAAACTCTTGAACGGCTCTCTGATGCTCTTCTTCAAGCTTAGAAAGATCCTCCAAAGCCTTGCTGTCGTACTCTTCTCTAGCCTTTATTTTTTCTGCAACCTTTTTGGCTCTCAATTCTTTTTTTGTTGGAGCAGCAGGAGTTTCCACTTCCTTTCCTTCAACTGTTAGAGGTAGCTTTTCGTCTACCTTCTTATCTCTTAAGGATACGTCTTTTAATATTCTTTCTGCTTTAGCTCCCTTAAATGCTCGAATAAGGCCTGTTGCCTTCTCTTTTACCTTTACTACAGCTTTGCCTTTCTTGTTTCTTCTTCTACCTATTACCTTGTACTCTTTGCCATCTATAGAAACAGCGTCTGAGTCCATGCCTTCAGTTTGTACGTCTACTCCTTCTGGAGGCATTTTAGTTAACCCGAATCCTGATATAGGCTCCGAACCTACTTCATCTTTGTTTCCAAGTTCAATTATCTCCTCCCCAGACTCAAATACAATAGTATTTTCGTTTTCTGGATCAATTTTTATGTTACCCTCTTTTCCGTCTAGATATACTTTTTCTTGCTTGTTCGCATTATCTAAAAGATTACCTTCTCTTTTCTTTGTCTCTACCTCTTTTTTTAGATCCTCCAGATATTCTTGAGGCATTGCTTCCTCTGCAGGAGCAGTCTCTACAGTCTCTTGCTCTTCTTGGGTTGGTGGGACACCAGTCTCCTTTTCTGTCTCTGTCGATGGCTTTTTATCTTTAGGGTTACTAATTTCCTCAAGTCTAGATTGAACTTCTTTAAGTCTTTCTGACTCGGTCTTAGTTAACGATGCATTGTCAACATCCTTTATCTTATCTTTTAACCTCTTCTCTTCTATTAATAGCTTTACAGCCTCTGGCTTATTCTCGTCAGTAAGCCTATCTATCTTATTAGCCGTATTTACAGCACCCTGAGTCTCTCTAAAGTTTGTTTTGATAGCTTCGGCTCGCTCTTCATCCATTCGTCCATTAGCGACCTCTATTTCGACTTGCTCGTCAACTATATTAGAGGTATTTTTTTTGGCAGCCAAGTCCATAGTCGTCTTGTCTATATCCGTGTCTGGATTGAATACGGAAGAAACACTTTCGTACCCTCCAGCTTTAGCTTCATTTGTCGCTTTTACTCGTCCACTTACTACATTTATATTTTTTAACGTAGTTGGTAAAACTGTTAATGGCGCAGTTCCTAAGCCAGCAAATCCCTCAAATCCTATCTCTTTAATGTCCATTTCTTGATCAGCAGCTAGTCTACCAGCTACCTCTCCAGCCATACCACCCGCAACTTCAACGGCACCACCGGCTGCAGGAGCAGCTATTTTTCGTGCAGCCCTTTTACCAATAGTCTTTCCTCCTTTAACTATTCCAGCTCCGACTTTTGTGGCTTTACCGGCTAGTCCTCCAGTAAGTCCTTCTATAGCACCAATAGCAACACCTCTACCAATAGCTTTTGATCGTATATCCTTAAGCTGTTCTGGATCGTTAAGTATTGCTCTAACTTTTTCAGGAGTAGCCTCTCCATCTATCTTTTCTTGTAGTAATTCAGATAAAGTAAGGCTCGCTTCCATGGCTGCCGCTCCAGCTCCTATGCCTCCAGATAAAGCACCTCCAGCAGCTCCCGCTGCTGATGTTATTGGAGCAAAAACACCTCCAGCTAATCCTAATGCAGCTCCAGTTCCAGCACCAGCACCAGCTCCTGCGACTGCTGCTCCTAGAACTTCTCCAGAAGCTAACGATCCAATTTGAGTGGCCATTGAACTTACAAATAGACTAGTTAAGACCGTAGGACTTTCTAGCGTACCCATCAAGAATCCAAAAGCACCTCCTCCATTTTCATCAAAAGCCTTATTGAAGTCCTTCATCTCATCAGACTCAACAGACTTCTTAGCTATCTTGTCGTTTACACGAATCCATTCGCTAATCTCTTTATCTGAAGCATCTGAACCAGACTTTAGTATGTCCATAGAAGGATCTACTGCTTCGGCCTGAAGAAATCCCTGAACTCCAGCTCTATATATGTCACCAAAGAAGTCGGTTATTGAGTTTTTGCCAAGCGTTCTCTCAAGAAGTGTGTCTTCCTCTTGTGATGCCAAAAAACCATTCTCCGATACAGAATCCGTACCTGTTGCTTGTTCGTCCATCGCTGTCTGAGTCGCAACATCTTCGACAGCTACTCCCTTTCCCAACCCTTCTTTCTTTATAAGCACTCCGTCAGCAACTAACTTGTCAAATTGGTCTGGGTACCCCTCCCTAAGTAGGGACTCGCTATAAAGCTCCCCATCGTACTCATACATAGACTCTTCTTGATTTACTACAGGCTCTTCTTCTTTTTTCTTCAGAACTCCGTCCGCAACTAGTCTATCAAAATCTTCTGGATATCCTTCTCTAAGTAAAGATTCGCTATAGTATTGTCCATCGTACTCATACATATCATTTAATTGCTCTTTGCTCATGCTTATTCTTTTGTTGTAATAAGTTGTTTTTATTTATTTCTTTCTTTCAGATCTAAGTATAGCCTTTGACTCCTCTACAGAGTGATTAGCTTTATTTCCTCCGCTATACTTGTAGTAGCTTTCCCCTGCTTTCAGATTGTTTCCTTTACCGTCCTTCATGTCGTAAGGTACTGGGAATGAAGCAAACTCTTTAGCTAACTCCAATAAGGCTTCGTCTTCGCTCACGCTTCCACCATCGATATAATCGCCTAATTTGCCACGCTTATTTTTGATAATCCACATTCCTATATTATCTTGAGTTTGTTTATCAAATATAGCATCCTCATTAAGACCTAAACCTTTAACTGCTTGCTTCATAGTGTCTGGTATAACTTGATATTGACCAACAGCAAATAGCCTATCTTTGTTTTTCGGATCATTAATTGATTGATATTTCATTATCTCTCCAATTGTCATTTCAGATAATTGCTTTCCGCCTCGCACAGTTTCACTTGTTGATCCAACTATACTTGAACCAGAAGTTCCTCTATTGCTAGAGTTTAACCCACCTTCTCCTGAGGAGATATATTTAAGTAATCCTTCTGCTTTTTCAGATGTTTTAGGGTTAACTTCCTTTATGACTGGAGTAGAATTAGCTTCCTTTATAACAGGCATCTTTTGATTAACATTAGGCTTCTCTTGTTCTGGAGCCACTACTTCCTCTTCTTTATATTTAGAGCTAGTGGTTACGGCATCGCTGATAGCTTTTTTATACTCGCTCTTCCAGTCTGCTTCCTCTAGGTCTATTTCAACAACCTTTCCATCATCTCTAGTTATTGCTATAACATCAGACCCTGGACTTGATTCATCTATAAATATTCCTAGTTCGGATAGTGTTGAGAAGTAGTTATCATTAAGCTTACTCATAAATGACTCTTCCGATATATTATTATCAAACGTCAATACTGGAGAAATTAAATCAGAGACAATCTTAGGAGTAGGCTTCTTATCAGAAGCTCCTGCAACTAATCTTTCTATACCAAACTCGCTATACAATTGCTGTAAGGCAAGTTCTGGGTCAGAGATATCTATTTCATCTTTAATTGACACTTTTTCTCCTTTATTATTTGTCTTATAAACAGTTAGCAAGTTAGGCTTTTCTATGTCTTCTATCTCTACAGTCAACCCTTTATATCCACTAAGTTCATCAAAGTTCATAGCTGCGTAATCTTTATTCTCAAGCAACTGTAAGTTAGACATAAGAGCATTAGCTATTAAGTTAGCTCCCTCACTGTTTTTTGTATTAGAATTTGTTTCAATGTACTTTCTAGTAGTTCCATCAACCTCTTGAGGAGGATTTAACGCTCCAACGTGCTTCATAGATGCTTTTAGTGCAAGCCCTTGTATTTGATCGTACTGATCCTTCGTATATCCATACGTTTTTTCGGTATTCTCATTGAAGTCTCTTTCCATAATCCCAGAGTCTCCAAGAATCACCTCTTTTCCCTCTACCACATTTCCATTAGCATCCACGGCAGGTACTCCGTTTTCCATTTTTATTGGTTTGTAGAAGTATTCGACATCCCCATTCTCTAGTTTCCTACTTTCTGCGTAAGACTGAACGAAGTTATTAACCTCTGGACCTTTAAGGTTCATTATCCCATCAACAAATGCAGATGAGCTTGGCGATACAATTGAAGCTATTTTTGCATAGTCATTTTGAACAACTTGAGCGTAGTAACTCTTTTCTTGCCCACCAACAATTTCGCTTTTAACTATAGTTTTATTCGGAGTCTTAAAGTCTGCTGTAATGTTACCTGTGCTTTTATCTATAAGTCCAGTCTTAATAAAGTCGTCTTTTATCCCAACATCCCCTTCTTTTCCAGATCCAATTATGTCTGGGTTTATAGCAAACGCTCCATAATTATATGGACTTGCTCCAGGCTTAGTTGTAGAGTTATATATCTCTTGAGCTGATATAGTATACTTGTTACCAGCTTCTAAGTATTTTTTATCTCCTGTCTTTTCGTATAAATCTTTATTGGCCTTTAATATGGCATCTCCTTCAACAACAACTAAGTTTTGGAATCCACCAGCATCTCCAGAATAAATAGTCTCGTATCTTATTGTGCCAGAAGAGTTGTTCCCACTCTTCGTAATATCGTTAGCTATTAACCATCTAGGGTCAGTATCATACGCACTAATTTGCCCAGGTTTAGATCCTATTCCTCTCTGAACTAGTGTGTTATTAAATGTTTCTGAAACAGCAGTTATTGCCGCTACTTGCTGTTGCGCTCCTGCAGCCACATATGTTTTGTATTGAGATACGAATCTTTGATCTTCTTCGTATCCATCATACTCCTCTGTAGCTTGAGAGAGTCTTAGGTTTCTTTGCTTGAATTCTGAAGCCGCTACCTTTTGTCCACTTAAAAATGAATTAACGTCTACTTTATTTTCTATAGCGACCTTAGCTAATCCTAATTCAAGCTGAGACTGATAGTTATCGATCTCTCTAGTTATTTTAAAGTTAGCATCTCTTTTAGCTTTAGCTTGCTGAACTGTGCTAGTAACAGTTTGAGCTATGTCGCTACCTATTTTTTTAACACTTTCAATGTAAGCTTCTCCAAGTCTGTTATCTATGACTAACCTTGGTTTTGTATAACTCATATTTATATTATTTCATTACTATTATTTACCACCAAAAGAGCTAATTCCATAAGCTGCTGAGCCAAGCATATCTCCAACTAGATTTAGTCTAGACTGATTAGCTAGGATCTTATTAGTTTGAGAAGCTCTAGCTTGAGCTGTTGCATTGTCTGCAAGGGCTGCCTGTCTATCTAATTTATCCATCTCTCTTTGCTCCTTAACATTAAATACTCTAGTATTTTCAGCTAGAACTTGTTGCTGCAAGTATGCCTCTCCTTGAGCAGCTAACTTTTGGTTAGATGCTTCCTGAGACTCTATGCTTGCGGCTACGCTCTGCTTACTCTGAAGTGCAGCCTGAGCTAATGCAGTAGCGCCTCCAGCAGCTCCACCAGTAGCTCTTATTGTATCTAGCGTGTTAGCTAGAGCTATATCCGACTGCTCTATTTGCATTTCCGCAGCAGCAGTAGCTACACCTAAGTTATTGAATGGGTTACTCAACCCAGAACTGAAGTTAGTAACATCCTGCCTATTGTTTTCTAATTTCTCAAGCTTATCCATTTGCTTCTTAGCATTGAATTGATCTTCTGAGTTTTGTTTTCTTAATGCACCGAAAGTATCACTAGCTCCTTTCATTTTTGATGCTATTCCGCCTAAGCTTAGAGCTGTAGCTGCTATCGCTATTCCTAATCCCATATTATTTATTTTTTATGATTTTACAAAATTTGAAGACACTGCAAATAAGTTTTTGCTACCTCCTAAATCTGTAGAACTATCTGTGCTAACTTTAACTGTAGCGAAGTACCCCTTTATTCCACTCATACTAGATCCTTGAAGAACCTGTCCAGGCATAATCTGAGTATTAGGTCCAGATGAAAGGACTCCTTTATTAACCAAGTTAGCATAGTACTTATTGTCCTTTCTATTGAATCCTGCTCTGTAATTTATTCCACCTTCTGTATAAGCTCCAGACTCGTAGCTATATATAAACGAAGAGTCATCCTTATAGTTGTTGTTTCCAGATGTAGATGTATCATAACCAGTAGGGTCTGACAAGAAGAAATCTACTTGCCATCCATTACTACCTTCGTAGTTCACTGTATTGAAATTCTTGGGTATCGATACTGATGGATTAAATACTAATTCAACCGATGTTGGATAGTATGCTCCATAGAAGTTACCTCTATTATTAATTACAGATTGATCGTAATGTTTCCATAATGAACCGCCTTTCACTGTGTAGTAGGTATTATTCAATGTTCCACCAAACATAGGGTCGTAATCCCAAAAGCTAGTCCAACCTCTTGCATTTTCTGAGAACGATATTGTACTATATGTCTCTTCTTCAGACATATTTATTGAAAGCACATACTGATCATAGTAGTTATCATAGGATCCAACTATTTTGTCTTTCACTGGCTTATAGAATGTTACTGAGGAATAATTAACATAGCTAGTTATTTCTCCACTAAATGTTACTGGAACGGTTCCATCAACCTCCGAGATTGCGCCTATTCCTATAACGTATAAACCACTGGGGCTTATTTGCCCACCAATAACTCTCATTCCGTACTCTAAATCTTCTGCTTTATTAGATGATGATGGGTAGAATGGTATAGTAGTTGCAGGTAGAGAAGGTTGAATTTCCCCTTCTGGGGGTAGTTTAAGTATTATCTGTTTCGATCCGCTTTGTTCAGAAACTTTTGACAATTCATCCCTGAAGTAGTCTCTCATTCCGTAAGAGCTAATCTCAGTTAAGCCATCAGAAGACAGCCTCATTATTGAGCCTCTATTCTTATCTGAGAAATATATTCTATTTCCCTTAAATGCAAATGATTCTGGATTATCGCTTATCCCATACTCTCCTGCGTATTGGTTTATTTGACCTAGAACTAATCTAGATGCTGTTAGTGCAGGGTTTCCGTCTGCAGTGTAAATGGCGTCCTTATCTATTAATGCCATACTAACCTTATCTTCTTGAAAAACAACTAAGTTAGTATCAGAAGTATACAGCTTTTGTATTGCTCCGTATCTTGGATCAAGCTCCTTTGTTATGTTTTGACCTGTTGAAAAAACATTTGTTTCGTTAACCCCTGTTCTTGAATTATACAATCCAGAGTATATCAATCCATTCTCAAGCCTAAGTGAAGTGTCCTCGGTCTCCGTTATATATGCCTTAACTCCAAAGTCAACTTGAGTATTATTATACCCTCCTCTTATTCTCGACTCTTCAATATACCAGCCGAATAGCGCATGGTTCTCATTAGTTGATGCCTCTAAAGGGAATCTAGGATATCCATAAGGCTGCCATGGCAATCCAGGCCAAGTTGCTTTCCCTGGATTTCCTTCAGAATCTTCTACAGCCTTCTTAACTAAAAATGAATTAAAGTAAGATATTTCTTTTATAATGCTCATTTATTTTAACATTGTTTTATTAATGAAAATTATTTTTTTTTAATTCTCTACCTAAATTTAGGAAGCATTGCGTCAAAGCAAAATAAAAACTCGCTATAGAAATTATCGGCCTCATCTTGCGTTTTTATATTTAGAGATCCAACTCCTAAGCTTGCATCTGCTACATACATATAAACATAGAATGTTGTTGGTTCGTAAAATACTATATCAAAACTTCCTGCTTCTTGCTTGTTGTACTCTAATCTATACTTATCTCCGCTAGAATTCTTTACAATCCTAATTTTATCTTTCTTCCAATCCCAGCTTGGAGTACTTAGATCCATTAAGTAACCTCCAAATCTATAGTCGTAATACATAACGCTAGATAAAGATACGTCTAATCCTTCGTAGACATCTCTTCCGCCTCCATTTTTAAATTCAAACTCTTGAATCAATGCCCATTCTGTAGTATTAGAAAAGTCCATATCTACATCTACAGGGCTTGGATCTATAGTAACTCCATCAAATTCGTTCCACATAATAGCCTTACTGGTTGGAACAACTTGTATAAGATCGCGTGGATTAGTTATTGGATAGGGGGTAATTTTATAACTATATGGGTATTTAACTATTTCATTACTAGCACCAGTATCTTCGAAAGGCGCATCGTTTGACAGTACGCTCAAAGAGCCAGATACCGTAATGTAGTTTTCGTACAAAACGCCAGATTGATTATTCGTGAATTGAATGGTTATTGTATATCTATCCTTGTTTACACTTTGATTATTAAACATAAAATATGAACCAGGGGTAGTTTTCAATCTAAACCTATTGCTTGGTTGTTGTTCCACCTCAAATAGGTTCAATTCAGTTATGTCTTGGTTAAAACCATTGAATACTCTAGTTATTGTTGCAGAAACATTTGTTCCATATAAATTAGTTAAAGACTCTCCTTGAACATTTAAGATGTCAAAATCCTCTGGACTTACAAAGGATCCAGGAGCATATCTTTCGTAAAGAGTAAAAGTCCAATTATTTATAGAAAAAGGAATTAATCCAGATTGACTTGTATCTACCTCTAAATTTAAATCTGATATAAGTCCAGAAGTTGTGGTTTCATAGAATATATCTAGGTTAGACTTAAATGGTTCAGATTCGTACACGTTAAGCCTTACGTCCTCATGAGTAACTTTTGAACCATCAACTAAAGTATCTCCTCCAATTGCGCCAATTTCTTTTTGAGTAGATATTTTACCAATATATGGATTAGAGCCAATATTTGGCTCTTCAGAACCAACAGTAAGTTTTGCAGCCTTTGGTATACTAAAAAATGGAGATATATCATACTCGTCTCCGTCTATCTTAGTGTTTAGTCCAATATCATCTCTAGTGCCTATAAGGACGACTTTATCTGGTATAGTGCTGGGTACATATTGTTTATTAGTAGACTCTGTGCTACTAAATTCATTATTCCAAACCCTTCCAAACACATTGACAGAACTAGAGAACTGAATTTGTTGAGGACCTACTTCTTTTAAGTCTCTAGGAACTTTATTTATATTATCGGAAAATAAGGTTATGAATGCAGTGTCTTTCGATGTAACATACTGAGGCGTAGGAGGTGTTGGATTGTCATATTGAGGATAGTTGTTTAAAATTGTTGGTAAGAATATATTATAATAGTCCTGCTCTTTTTGCTGAACAACTACTTTATATGTGTACCAACCATTTGGGTTCGTTTCGCTATATAGTCCTGCGTATCCAGGAGTAGTTATTTGATCTGGTATTCCAGATTCAAAAACAATCTTAAGAGAATCTCCTCTATACACATCTTCGCTAGTTAAAAATGAGCTAACTAAAGAGTTGTATGGATTATAAACAGTTGAATTGTTTGATGTTATAACATCCGACTGTCTGCCAAATTTATCTACCAATACGATTCCAACTCTGTACGACCTATTTTGTTTCAACGTGTGGTTTGGGTATTCCAGCTCACTAACAGAGTTTAATTGACCAAGCTTTGACTTTTCGCTAACTGTAGCTATGTAACCAAGATCTGTTGGTCTAGTAGTTCTAACTAAGTAGTTTCCATACATAACTCTATTTCCTGCAACTTCTTGAGCCTTAGCTCTTATTGGCACTTTATCTGAAGCTCTACTTGTTTCGTCTTGAGGAAGAACCTTTATCGGAGATTGGGAGTTGTATGTGTACGCATACTTTTTATCACCATTAGATAAAATAGAGTTTTTCGTTATTGTGTCAATAACCTTTATTGACGTCTCGTCAGACTCTTTGTATAAGATTTCAATAGCCTCAACCTTTAACTCATTTGGTAAGTCGCTAACTGAAGACACGCCTTCTGGCATATCTATCATTAACTGAACTGAGTTTATTTTATTTTCAAAGAAACTTATTATAGTACTCTTTATTGCCTTGTTCTCATCAGACTCAGTTGTTTCGTCATTTACATTTGTTGGTAAAGAACCTCCATCTAAGAAGTATCCATCTTGCTTTGGTACAAAAGCTATTTGAGAGAACGGAGCTATTAATGAATACTCTCCATCATCGTACTTAAACCTGTAGCTAAATCTTACAAACTTGTCAGATAAGTATTCCGAGTCTCCTTCGAATAGAGCATCGTAATTTGGGTTAGCCCCTATAGTTACTATGTCTGTTGCACTCAATGGGGTTGTGGATGTGTGATTTACTGTTGTACCAGAGGTACTAGTTACAAGTATATTATCACTAACATCTATTAACTCAACAGTGCCTAGTGCGTTTGTTGCTGTTATTAGTGCGCCTGTCCAATTATCATTAACAGGTTCGCTTGCTGTAAACGATGTGACTGTTGTAGATCCAGATACTGTTACTACTTGACTCTTAGGTAAATTTTTAGAAGCAACATCCTTCATTGTTGAGTTCTTGGCTAAATTCTCATCTCTAACCAATACAATTAAGTCTCCGACCTGTCCGCTAATTCCACTTATAGTGATAAGGTCCCCAGCATTGTAATTACTTCCAGCCTCATAAACTTCTACTTGAGCCACCTTACCTTCTACGCAAGAAACTGTAAAAGTTGAATCAATACCTCCAGATGGAGAAACGCTAGTAGCTGGAACCCCTACATATACACCATTATCAACTGAGTCAACATTAGTAGATATTCTCATACTACTATTTACAAGAAGCGATCCGTCTTCTTTGTTTTTAACTAAAGACGGTGGCTGCCAAGGATAGTACTTAGCTACAGATATATGCTCCTCTCTAGTGTAGTAGCCTAAGTTGTTTATTGCTGTACTTACGTTTATTTTTCTAGGTTGATTTCTATCATCAGTAAAGAATAATAAATTCTCAAGCAGGTTGATGCCAAGTACTCTATGAGTCTTAGAAAAATTCAAAAAGCTACCGCTAACTAACGTATATACTTGATTTGAAGATTCGTCATACATACATATGTAGTGGTGAGACTGTGCAGACGCAAAGTTATCAAGCTCGCTTGGAGAGGAGTCGTTCCAGTCAGTAATAAAAGCAAATAACCTATTTGCTGTTGTGTCTACATAAAGACCTATTATTTCAAGATTAACTCCTTCTAAGTTAAAGTTGGTTAGGAATCGATTGCCTTCCACGTTTTCAATCAATCCAGATTCTCCACCATCTGAATTTATAACAGAAGCATTTCTAGCATCTATGTAGTCGTTATTAGATATAAGTCTTGGAGAAAGATCTTTATTCATCTTAGCCCCTGTAAAATTATTTTTAACCTCTGGCATATTTTATCGTTTTATCCATTTAGACTTACCTCTCATTACTTGAGTTAACTCTTCAATTTTAATGTTAGATAGCCTTATTTTTGCGTTTCTAATCTTAGAGCTTCTCTCTCTTCTTAATCTGTTTACGACATACTCTGGCTGATTTATTCTACTAGCTATTATAGCGTGGCTTATGTGTGCGTACATCGCCTCTTCTATCATCTTTGGTACTCTTGTATCCAAATCATACGCTAAACCGTCTGAGATGTACTCTATGACGATTAGACGGTCTTTTAGATTACTTGAGAATGTGAACACCCCTCTAGCTTGATCTATACCGAACCAACCATTATTCTGAGTCAAGGCTGGATCTTCTCCATATCTCTGTCCATAAGCCCCTCCCCAGTATAAGTTATCTATGTAAGTGTCATCTATATCATATCCAGAATTTAAGTCATCTGAGTCGTATAGTCCTGTTATTTTTTTAGTGTCGCTTTTCCTCCACTTTAACACTGTCTCTGAAGGGAAACTCTCTATGTTTTCTCCAGAACCATCTTGAATCGGCTCTCCAGTAGAATCCTGCTGAAGTGCTTGCGATGGGTTTATCGTCAAGTTGTTGCTTGGGTATATAATCCTCTTAACTCCTTGACTATCAGTAAAGGAAATCTTTATGTAGTTAACGTAGTCTTGTGGTATTATGGCTGTTAAGCTAGGAGATATAGTTAACTCCTGCGACTTTATACTCTTTAGTGTGTCGTAGCTAAACTCTTGCATACCACGCTTGGCATGGAATATAACATCAGTTCGCTTTACGCTAGGTATTAGTTTGCCTGCTCCAACGTATGCTACGATAAAGTTGTTAATTATGTCGTTAAGGCTAGTATACTGATAGCTACCAGTTGGTCCGTTTACCTCTCCGTAGTAGTCTGCATTAGTTTCGGTTATTAAACCTCCGTTTGGATTTGGCATATTATGTTATATTTTTGAGTTATTTTCTTCTTGAGCTATTTTACTTGACGCAACCTGGATTACTTGTGGGTCCTTTATTACTACTCCAAAGTAGTACAACGTATTTATTATAAAGTTAGTTTGCTCTGATTCGTGCAGCTCTATTTGCGTTGATCCGTAAGTGCTGTTACCCATAAAGTCTGTAGACTGAAGGGTTATTTGAAGAGAGCCAGATCCACCAAGAATACTGGTGTCAACTGTTAATACATCTCCAGGAGAGTACGTTCCACTTGTGGTGACTCCAGGATTTATTACAGATACAATTGTAGCTACACCTCCCTGAACAGTAACTTGAAGCTCTAATCCAGCAACAGAGACTCCTCCATCGCTCCAGCCAGGATCTCCTATAGTCCCAGTGTACACTCCATCGTTAAAGTCACTTTGATTTATTGTTATGCTAGACGTAAGTGTTCCTGTTCCTGTATTTAATTGATTAGCGTTATATGGAGTAGGGTCGTATACGAACTGACCAAACTGACCAATAGAGTATCCCCACCTAACATTTAGTGGCTTTCTTAGGTAGTCTATAGTTATGCCGCTTGTTATTGAGTCTGGCTTAATAAATAGTTTATTATTCTCAAGCAAATACGTTGGAAATGATAGTGTTGATTTTGTTAGTGGAGACTTTTGTATGTTATAAAAGTCCATTCTTTGAAGCCTTTGCAGCTCCACTTCGCTGTTGTATACTACTGCTCCTATGCGATAAACGTCAGAAGCGTTTCCATATATATCCGAGAATGGAAAAACGAAGTATGGATTTGTGGGAACCGTAGAGTTGTCGTACTCTGCACTTCCTGTAGTTTTAAATATGGCAAGCTTTTCGTCGATGTTAGATATTCTATCAGCATAGTCAGTGTCAGTTTGCATGACTCTTAACTGTTGATTCAAGTCTTCGCTATACTTTTCAAATATTTCTAACTGAACTTGAGTTCCGATTTTGTTAAACTCATCTGGAGTTACATATCCTCTCTCTTCTTTGTTTAATATCAATAACGATGTCTTATATGCGCTATCTATGTTTATTGCCATATTAATATTTTTTGTATTTAAAAAGATAGACTAACAATTAAGTTAGCCTATCCCTATAAATATATTTACACATTAAGAGAATTTTTTCTCTATACTTTTGTATACCTGCATACCTTCATCAGTCTTAAACCAACTTGCTAGTGCAGAGTATGGATGTTCATCAAATGGCACAGTCATTAATTTTTTACCATTAGCAGCCCAAGAGAATGTCTTTTGATCGCTAGATAGTTTAATAATGTTCGCTTCTGCCGCCTTTATACCAAAACTTCTAAGTGATACATTTTCATCCTGAGCTAAGTTTATAAATAGAGCTGGATTATTTTTAGCTAATAACATTAAGTCTCTCTTTAACTCTTTACTTGTCATTTTCGAAACAGCACTACCAACCTCAGTTCTAAGTATTGCCTCTGCGTGATCCAAGTCTAATGATTTTGCTAAGTTTAATGCATCAATCTCAAGCTCAATATTTTCTAATTCATCAACTGCTTCAGCTACATCATCCTGCTCTAGATACTTAAATCCTCTATGTGGGTGATATAGCGATAATAATTTTTGTAAGTTTTGTTTTTCTTTTGGAACCATTAACACCCCATTCATGAAAACTACATGAGCCAAAGTAGCAGGTCCTTTCTGCTCGTCTACAAATGGTGACTTTTGGTTTGTAGCATACCTCAACTCTCTTTCGTACCCAAGCTTTTCATCGAAGTGCATCAGTGGGTGTCTACTAGTGTGTTTTACCGCTAAGGTATATGTTAGTGGGGATAGATTATGGTTTAAGTAATACATTCTATCTTTAATTTCCCAAGTTTCTTTTGCTTTCGCTGTTGTTGATTTTGTTGTCATAATAATATAATAAGATTTAATAAAAAAAATAAATAGAGCCTGGAGTCGCAATATGCGACCCCAAGCAATATTCAATGGTTAATACTATGCAGCTTTTGTAAATAATACAAAGTTGTTAGCTGCTTGAGTTACTAAACATCTTTCTGACAAGAAGTTAACCTTCATTGTGTCAAGATCAGTAGTGTAAGCTCCACCTACAGAACCAGTAATCCAAGACTTCATTCTTCGGTCATCAGCTTCAGAAGCTCTGTATCGAACGTGTAAGAATGGACGTCTGATGTTAGTACCTAACATTTGATCGTAAACAGTACTTGTTCCAGCAGGAACTAATACTCCCTCCACGTTGTTAATTAAGCCACGAGTAGAAGCATCGTTTAAGTATTTCCAGTCAGTCTTGTAGAAGTCGTAAGATCCTCTTCTGAATCCAGAGAAACCTAAGTTTAACGCCATCTCAGAAGAATTTTCAAATACTCCATAAGAAGTACCACCCTCTCCATAAGAGTTTTGAGCAGCTAACATATCATCAAAATCCAAAGCCAATGCTCTGTCTAAGAATAACATATTCTCCTCAATAGCTCCCTGCTTGTCAAGGTTTTGAAGAATAAAGTCAAAGTCTTGTAAAGCAGTTCTTGCAACTGCTCCAGAACCATCTCCGTTTGCGTAGTTCTCATAAACATTACCTCTTGCTGTAATAGCAGCGAAAAGACCTTCAGTACCAGCAGTAGTTTGATTTAATTCAATCTGAACTTTAGATGCAGCGTCAGCTAACTCTCCTTCAACTACAGACATCTCTAAGTAATCTTGGAAACGTAGTCTAGTTTCTCCTTCAGACTTTAAGTACCATAAGTATCCAGAAGTACCATCTTCAGCAGCAACTTCAACCCATCCAATTTGAGATGCGTCAGAACCACTGATTTCATAGTTATCCTTGATAATAATTGGCTTGTTACTGTACTGAGTGAAAGATGCTTCTAAAGATCCTTCCATTCCAAAGTCTGCTTTCTTGAACTCAGATCCATAAACAAATAAGTTTATAGTATCGTTCGTAACAAATCCTGCTGTCGCTAAAGTAGCTGCACCGTAAGGTAATGCTGTAAATTGGTTTGCAGTAACACCTGTTCCTACAGCCGAAACGTAAGCTTTAACTGTAACTCCAGCACCAGTACCAGTAACTCCTTGAATTACAACTGTATTACCTTTTCTTATTGCCATATTGTGCGCAGTACCTAGTACAATTGTACCTGCAGCAGCATCAGTAACTGTAACCGCTAAAGTACTAGCTCCAGTTGCGTACCCAATATGTAATCTATTTTGCTCCGACCATACAACTTGATCAGAAGTCATTGGCATTTCAGCACCTACCATTCTTAAGAATCCTGATAGAGTTCTGTTTCCGTAACGCTCTACCTCAGCTTCGTAAAGCTCTGGTAAGTATTGTTGAGCAAAGTTTCCACCAGTCTCACTAGTGAAGTCTAGGTAGTTTTCATTACCTGTTGTTTTAGTTGGCATTGGTCGTAAGCTAAATACGCCTGCGCTGTCATTAATTGCAAATGTTCCCATTTTGTTTTAATTTTTTAAAATTTACTTTTTATTTTTAGTTTCGAAGAATCAACTCCACTTATAGCCTTAACCTTCAATCCATTAATAAAAACACTGTCGCCTGCAGTTTTTCTAGGTTCGTTTGATAGGTTCTTAGAACCACCAATAACCTCCTTAACTGCGTCAGCTTTACCTTGTTCGTAGAAATGAGTTGCAATCTTGTCTATGTTTGAAGCTGCGTACATTGCTTTATGATACCCCTTGTGGTCTACTACCTCTCCGCTTTCTCCCAGAAACTTTCCGATGACGTTCGATAGTTCAGACTGTTTTTCGGCAACACTAGTTGGATTGTTTATGCCATACCTAAATTTCTTTTCACCAATATTGAAATCAAAACCTTTGAAATCGTTAGTGAAAACTTCGGTTGTGGCTTTTTTAAACCTTTCGTGCTTTTGCTTCATTAAGCTCTGCTCTTCATTATATCGATTGAAGAAGTCCATTGCTTTCTTCTGCTCTTGAGTTACGCCTGGTCTCAACTTGATCTCATCGTAGTACTTACTCTTTAAGCTTTCTAAAAAGTCTTTAGCTTCTTTAACCTCTTCTTTAAACGCAAGCTTTTTCTTGCGTATGTCTCTTTCGTCGTCAAGGTCTTCATCATATGAAAAACTATCCTCCAAAAGGAAATCTATTTCTTCCTCATCTAAGTGAGGTTTGCTCTTCTTGTAGTACTCTTTAAGAAGTACATTATTATCAACATTACTGTAGTCTGCATTAAGCCTAACGTAGTCTTCTACCGTTCCACCAGTTTCTTCCATAAAAGATACTAGCTTCTCAACATTCTCTGGTAGGGGTTTTCCTGTTGCGTTAGACTCACTAACAGCTTTAATCATTTCACTTTCAGCAGTATTGGCACTAACTTGCTCCTCTTCAGTTATTTCTTGAATAACAACTGGCTCTTCATCTTGAATGGAGCCTTGTTTTGGTGATACTTCTGTATCCACTTTTTGTACAGGTTCGGCTTGTTTATCTGCAACCACTGTTGCTGCTTCTTGCTCTTTATTGGCATCTTCCTGAATTAAGTTAACTTTAGTAACATCCTGCTCGACATCCTTCTTTGAAAAGTCTACCTTAACAGGCTCTGTACTTTTATTTAAGTTCTTCATTTTAGGCTTGCTTTTTACTTTAAAGCTACCCTCTTGCTTTACTTCTTTCTCCATAATATAATATAATATAAATTTAAAAAATTACTTAGGACCAAATTGGTCTAAGCTAAATCCACCAAGTACGTCATTCCCTGACGACTCAAAATTCTTTGGCAATAAGTTATTCTTTCTTTGATCAATAAGCTCAGACTGTTGCGTTCCCTGCATCTTAAGTCTCTTATCTTTTCTATCCTCAACAGATTGCTCCTTGCCTGCTTCAGCACTAGCTCTTATTTGAGCCAACTGCATATTGAAGTTAAACTCCTCAGCCATAAGCTCTCTCTTTATTTGAGCCTCAGTTCTAAGTCTTTCTATCTCAAACTTAGACTTAGCCTGCTCTATACTTATCTTTTCAGCCGTAAGTGCTTGCTGCTTTTGAACATCTGTCATAGCTGTCTGCTCTGCTAACTGAGCGTTTGCCTGAGCTTGCGCTTGTATGTTTTGTTGTTGAGCTTGTTGTGCTGCAGCTACTTTTTTCTTTCTCCTATCCTTTAGCATCTCATTTGCCAACTGTAGGTTCTTAACTCTCCTTATGTCTATAACATCTTCTAGGTCTATGCCTCCAGATTGAAGAGCTATTTGTATGTTTTGCTCTAGTTGAGCTTTCTCCTCGTCGTCTGGCTCCAATTCTAAGAATATACCAAAGTCGTGAAGATTTAAGTTAGATATCTCGTGTAGGGTAGCTGTATTAAACTTAGATATACTATTTACTAATGCGTTCTCTGTTAATGGAAACTCCAAAGAGTCAGCAACTCTCCTAGAGATGTTTTCGCACGCTCTAAGCGTCAAGTAGCAGCTTGCCTGAAGTATGTGCCTAGTTGCAACATTAGATTGATTAGCTGCCATCTTTTGAAGCCCTACTAGCGCATCTTTTGATGGTGCAGATCCGTCTCTAGCTTCATTCAATCCTGTTACGTCTCTAATCATTTGCAGGTAGTACTGGTAAATACTAACCAAAGAGCTTATCTTGCCACCTCCATTTGATGAGTTTAACTCTTGAATTGGAATCTTACCTCTATTTAATTCCCCATCTTGAGTTAATGATCTACCAAGGACACTACCAGTTTGGAAGTACATATTTAATGCCTCTGCAGGATTGTAAGTAGTTCCATTTCCTAAGTCTACCTCAGCCAACCCATCAACATCTAAGAATACTCCATCTGGAACCATTCTGGCAATAACTTGCTGAATTTTTATGTGAGTCAACTGAATCATATCAGCAAACCCAGTTATTCTACTAACTACAGAGTCTATCTTTCCGTTATACATCCTTGGCGCACATATAACGTAGTTCATCTCAACCTTAGATGTATCTCCATAGGGTCTAGTCATATTCTCACTAAGTTCCCACTGTAGCATTATATTGCTTCCTAGTATCTTAGCCCCAGAATACAGAACCTCAATACTTCTTGATACCTTCTTGAATGTATCGCTCTCAGGTGGATTAAAATTGTCGTCTTTTTGTATGACCTTCTCTAATCCATTAGGACCTTGCTTTATTTTAAAAACCTGATTATTATAAGTCTTGTACTCAAAGTAAAGGACTTGAACTGTATTTTCATCATAACCTCTCCACCCAGAAATGTATTCCTTATTTCCAGGCATACTTTCTATCCTCTTAAGGTCTTCTTGGCTTATGTTTGGGAACTGCTTCTTAAGCTCTGGTATAGATACCGACTTAACTTCTCCAACATAATATATATCTTCAAAGTTCGGATCTTCACTGTAAGAGTAAACCATGTTCGCTGGGTCGCAGTAATCAGCCTTAACTCCATTCGATTTATTCCAAGTTGTTTTAACTGCACCTATTCCAAGAACTGTTAAGTCGTAGTTAAACCTTTTTCTTACCTCATCAAACTTGTTCTTATCTAAAACGTAGTTTATAACTTCTTCTTCAGCTATTTCTACAGACTGCTTGTAGTCAAGTTGCATATGAAGAGACAGTTCCTCTTTTGTTTCTGGTAAAGACGCTGGATCGCTAGTGCTAAAACCATTAACTCCAAGATTTTCTTGAAGCATCATCATCTCTTCCTTAGCTGCCATATCTTCCATTATAGAAGTGGCGTACTTAGTTCTCTTTTGTATTGATTCTGGATCTTGAGCATAAGCACTTATCTCGTACTTCTTTTCAGTTATTCCATTAGCAACAATATCCACGAACTTTGATATCACAGGCACTGGTTTCCAATCTAAGTTCAAGTAAGATAAGTCTCCATTTATAGCCAACTCGTCCTTGTACTTCTGAACAGGCTGCTCACCTCTAGCGTAAAGTCTAAGAGTATGAAACCTGTTATAGTTTGTAGAGAATCTACTTCCAGTACCTCCCTGATTAAACCACTCAGATTCAATAGCTCTACCTACCTGCGAACCATACTCAGGAGTATTCTTCTCTATGTCACTAACTACTTGGCTAGGAAATGCACTATTTGGGTTTGCGCCTACATTCATTTATTTATTATTTTTGAAAATTGTCCAGAGTTATCGTATCTCTTTAACCCTAGATTTATGTTTTTTACCGTAACTCTATTGATAGGTGCGTATCTATTCTTATTGCAAGCCATTATGGCTAAACCAGAACTTATCGATGCATCGTGAGCTGTTCTATTATTTATGTTAAATCTAGCCCAATCCTCTAAAGTTCTTTGAAAATAAATATCTCCCATTTCATCATCTCCAAGAACACCAACCAATTCTTCAATATACGTTTCAATTGCGGATGCGTGAGCCTGCTTAATGTCCTCACTACTGTTTGGTATCCCACCAATTTCTCTCTCAGTAACAGATAGCTTAGTGTAAGCCTTGTCTGGTCTATTCATTGAGAACCCTCTATATCCTCTATTTTTTAGATGGTATAGAAGTCTTGGCTTGTTATTCTCTGCTAGTATTGGCATTCCGTAAAACACTAAAGACATTAGAACGTCTTCAAAAAATATTTCTGCAGTCTGCGGCCTAGCTATGTACTCTAAAAAAAATCTATTTGATGGAGCATCTTCCATACTGAACTTAGTTAATCCGTGAAGAGACCCCTTAGATCCCTTGTTGTCAACAGTTCCAGATATGTCATATGGGTCACACCCAAAAGCTCCAAGATGTTCATTTCCAGGATACTTTACTCCATTTTTGATTACAACTCTATTTTGTAGACTTACTGGAGGTATCCAGGATAGGTGAAATCTTCCAGCTCTATCTGGTGAAAAGACAACCTTAGTGTCTTGTATTCCATTCTCCCAATGAAAGTTCCCAATTGTAACTAATGAACTTGCTTTCATCCCCTCGTTGTGATCTATCTGTTGATATATCTTTGTCAAGTTAAATAGAGATTGCTTTGCTTCATCTCTAAATGCGTGCTGCTCAGTTCTAGGGAACTGTCTATAAAATTCATTAAGACCGTCTTGATCACTCTTTAATCCATCTACCTCATTATTCCAATACTGTATTACACCTTGCTCAATATTGTATCCATGCGTGTCTTTAAGTGGCTTTTCTGGTGTATCGAAGACAGGTATTCCATAAGAATCAATGTATCCTTCGTAGTTCCACTCCATAGGTATAAACAAAGAGTATAATCCAGAAGCAGTTTGTCCATTACTGTTTCTATTTGTGACATCTGATGCATAATATAATTTCTTAAAATTATCTCCTCCTTTATCAAGTGCATTACTTGTTGAACCCATCATGCACTTACCTATAATCTTACTACCAAGCCTTAAGCAGGTCCTAGTAACTCTCCAGTTATTTAATATATTATTAGGTCTCTCCCACTTTCCAGACTCGTCATGAACTAGTAGCTTTAATTTTTCTCCATCATAGGAGTTGTCACCTGTATTTTTCCAGTCAATTGTAGTATCAAGCCCTTCGAGATCCTCTTCTCTTTCATTAGAGTTAAGCTTCCTTCTTGTAAGTTTTGAAGCTGGCACTCTATACGCAAGTTCCGTTTTTGGTCTGTCCATACCATCTTGGATCGGCTTGAAGAAAAATGGATAGTTAACTGAGATTGGGACAATCTTGTCGGTAAACATTTTTTTCGCATCAGGTCCTGATTTTGATAAAACCCCAAACCTTGAGTCTGCTGACATTGTTGCAAGATTAGCTGTCTCTCCTGACGCCATGAACGAAAATCCACTCCGTCTGTTTTTAAGGTAGCACATTCCAAAACATCTAACGTCAGCTTTGCAGGCTTCCCAGAATATATAGAAGAGTCTGTTTGACTCTCTAAAGTCTGCATACCCAACATCAATCTTTGACCATTGCAGATACATATAGTGAGAGCCAGTAATATAAGTAGGCTGACCCTTATTAACAAACCAAAATCCGTGTTCTCTTTTTTCAAATTCTTTTTCAATGTAATCGTACCACTTTTCTTGAAAATCTTCGGGGTATTCCCTCCAGTCAAATATAGTTTTAATCCTATCTAATTCCTTTGGAATATCGCCCCTACTCCACCTATTATCCTTAAATTTATGAACGCTAAATTCTGCAGGAAGAGCTATCTTTAAGTTTTGTATTTCGTAAACATCGCCTATGGTTCCGTTCTTACTAATAATAACCATGTCGTGGTCCTTGTCGTAGCCGTACTTCCACTTCTTTAAACGATTGTTCTTTTTTATTGTAGATGGCTTTACATAACCATCTAATATTTTATATAGAGTTTGCTCGTACATACTATGGAGTTTTTGCTCTACCTTCAGCGAATCCTTTGAAATTGTTCTTTGCTTTAGGCTCCTCTTTTGGTCTGTCATTAAGCATATCGTCTTCGTCTTGTATCCTCTTTAGTATCTCAAAAGCATCAAATATTGCTAACTTCTTTGTAGCAGCAGCATTCTTAAGCTTGTCTGCCGTTAAATCGTCATCCTCATCTATAATTGGCTCTTGAGCTACTTTTATCAATTCTTCAACTGCTCTTTGCCCAGCTAGGATTATACTCTTTTTCGTCTCCTTTACGTCCATGTTTCGCTACGATATTATTAAATTTCATTCCATATAGTAGTTCGCCATCTATTACGAAGACAAACTCTGATGTTGGTCTAAAAGAGACTAAGTCTCCCTCCTTAACGCTAATTTCACTAAGCTTCTTGTTTCCATGCTTAAGTATGCCCATTAGCGGCTTTTCTGTAGTCAAAGAGAATACGTCATCAGTTACTATCGGTTTAACGAAGCAGTAATCTAAATGAGTGTTATTCTTCCCATACATATATATCTGCTCAGGAGAACATATATACATATCTTCATTTATAAAGCTTCGACTATTTTTCTCTAAACCTCTAATGTCATAGAACCTTCTAAATACATTGTGGTGAACTATAACCCTGTCGCCAACCTTTATGTCGGTATCCATTGATAATGGAAGACCTACTACTTCAGCTACTTTACTTACGCTTTTAAACTCTTCTATTCTTGTGTTTATCACAAGGTCTACATCTCCAACCTTTACCGTGTTATTGTATCTGCCATCAACAGGCTTTACAATAAAGTCATATATGCTTCTCATTAGTAATGCAAATCATATTCAACAGATATTGCCATATTGGAATTAAATTTCTTCCAAGGCAAAGTTTCCCCATCCTTTTCGATGTAGATGTTATAAGAATTATCCTTCTCGTCAAAAAGAATATTGGATATTTCATGACCACCGTACACGCTCTGACCAACAGAGTAGTGCATCGCATCATTTTTATAATCAGAACCAATGCTGATTTTTCTTACAACACTACTCATTATTTCGTAGGTTCTTCTTCTATTTTAGAATATGACCCATCACTTAGATCAATATTAACTAATCCGTACTTCTCTTCAAGTTCAGCTTTCGTTTCCTCAACATCCTTATTAACACCAATAAAAACTTGCATAAGTTCGTGCTTTCTAAGTTCTAGTGTTCCTAAGTCTTGCTTTATTTTAGCTATAGTTGACTGCTGCTCTCTTATTTTTTCTAATTCTTCGTCTGTTATTCTCATTTGATTAAATTTAATTAAATTCTACTTATTACTATTATTACTTATGTTTTTCCATTTTTCTGCTCCTCTAGAACCAAAGTATGCAACATATACAGTTGTTAACAACATTTGCAATAAATCAATCCAAGCATCTTTTACATTGAATGAAGACATTGCGTAGCTATCTATTAACACAAAGATAGTCATTGATAAAGTTAAAAATATCAATGATATTGGTCTAGTGTTTTTAGATAACCAAGAGTCTGAACCCATATCGGCTTTCCATCTTTCACTAACTTCACTCATTTCGGCCATGTCCATTTCAATCATCTTCATAGCCATCTCCTTATCTTCTTTAGACATAGAGTGATCTTTAGAAATTAAGTTCTTTATTACACCTAATCCACCAGAGCTAGGCAACACGTCACCTATTGTATCTAGTATCTGTGGAGCTTTTTCTTTTAAGAAAATTCCAACTTTAGTTTCTGATAATTTTTTCTTAGACATTATACTTACTATTTTTGTATTTAGTACCTGACTTTTTATATGCCTCAGCCTCCCATGGAGAATTAGATGGACTAGCCATAGCTATTTTTTTTGATGACTTTGAGTAAGTCTTACCTTTCCAGTAAATGTTTCTGTCATCGTAGTCAAGATCACCTCTAGATATTTGATTGATGTGAACCATTTCGTGACCTATAACCTCGTTATGGAATTTAGGATCAAGCTTCTCGTTAATCAATATCGTTCCATTCCTATTACTCTGACCAAGGACTCCAGGTCCCAAGTCAGCTTCGTAAACTTGGGCCGACTCACTCATGTATGGTGGGTTAGATAACTTAAATCCCATTATTTATTTTTTAACTCTTCTCTTCTTAACCCTTCGTTATTATAAGAATTAAATCTTTCCATAGTAGACTTAGTTTTAGAAGAACCAGGTATGTTGCTGTAAGAGCTTGATCTTGCGTCAAACTCTTCAAACTTTTTAAATAACTCTTTGTCACTTAAAGTTTTTGCTACATCTTCAGCAGTTTGTGTGTTATACATCTTTCCTTCGTACTCAAACTCTTTCTTACCAGCTTTTCTATTTTCTGCAAACGACTCTCTAAACCCTTTCTTTTCATCACCACCCATCATTTTTGGGCCGCCCATATGTTTTTTTATTTGACATCCGCCCTTCATCATTGGCCCACCTTTCATCATAGGCTTGTCGTAAGATCCCATTGATGTTCCTGACATATTAATGTCTGAAATTGCGATTGCATTAAGCCCTTCAGCCTTCTCTTTTGCTTTTGAAGACACTTCTTTACCTATTTTTTCAGAATTTTTAATGTAACCTTCTGCAAGTCTATTATCTACAAATAGTTTTGGTTTTGAATAACTCATATTTATATATATTTATTGTTTGTTTTTACCACTTAACTTTGTCCGCCCAGTAAGCAGCAGACATCTTACCTTTAGCTATATTCTTTCCGTGTCTAGCCTTAAAACTCTTTCGCTTTGCTTTCATTTTATCAGACTCTCCTGCTTTTGGTTTACCAGCCGTACTGGCTCCCTGCTCTCCAAATCTAATTATCTTTTCCTTTCCATTTGAGCAAGCTTTTACAATGTGAGACTTCTTCGGATGACCAGTTGTTCTCTTTGGCTTATTGCAAGCCATTTTAGATTTATCTACCATTACTTTTTATTTTTCTTAACACTAGAAACTCTGCTACCCATGCCAACCTTAGACTTCTCTCTCTTCTTTTTTGCAAGTTCAGACTTACTCATCTCTGACTTAGTTACAGGAGTTTTTGACGACACTCTCTTTGAAGGTCTGCAGTACTCGTTCTTTCCTCCAGCTCCGCAAGCTTTACCAGTTCTGGTATCAACCCACTTCTCTTTCTCCCACCTTTTCAAACTTGTTCCACTGCTAGATTTCTTTACTGAACCACTAGCCTTTCTACACTTAGCTATAGCCTGAGAAGCTCTCGCTGATGGAAACACATCGTATGAAGCCTTTACTTTTTTATAACAAGCATCTTTAGGCATCAGTATATCTCGTATTTAGTTACACCATTATCTCTATACGCTCTTAAGCAAATATTTCTATTCTTTTCTTCAGATACATACGACACATGAACCCAATCAGGATTAGTGCTTGATCCAAATTCCCATATAAGCTGATCGAAACTTAATTCGTTTTTTATGTAGTTAAACATATCCGCATTAGACATATGGCCATGTGTGTCATCTAAGTCCATAGCCCTGCCCTCCATGTGTTGAGATTTTTTACTTCCTCCCAGCTTTTTGTTAAGAGCCTTTGACCTGAAGAAGCTATTTATCCGTATTGGACCACCCACAGCTCTTCTAAGAGGCTCAAATACTTTTTTGGCAATAATCTTCATCCTTTCTAATTCAGTCTGTCCTGGATCGTTATTTATGCCATATCTCGAAGCTGTATTACTTCTAGTGGCTTCCTTATATGATATGTGGTCACTTATCTTCATTCTTAGTATTTTTAGCTGCAGAGTACCACTTGAAAGCAGTATACCCTATAGTTGTCAATAATAGAACTATTTTCAAAACTACCTCTATGCTAGATAACGACAATGCCATTACCGCAGAATTTATAATGTATAATTTCAAATCAGCGTAGTTCATATCACTCTTAGTAATTAAAGCCCTTAGCTCTTTCCGTTACTGGTCCTCTAGCACAAGCAGGTTGATTTTTAGCTAAAAGTTTAATTCCGTTAGATCCATTACTAGACCCCTTTCCTTTTGGCATCATAGACACATCTAAAGGTCCATTCCATATTGCATCATATCCTTGCTCGTTAGCATATTGTCTTGGCTTCATTTCTTTACCTTTCATGTTTTTTATTTTTAGTATCCTCTAGCAATATCGCTACCATAAACATAATCCGCAGCACCTCTAACTGATGGAGAAAAGTTTGGGGCAGTTGCGTTAACCATTGGGTCAATTTGAACTTGTTGTTGTTGGGTTGTTGATGGGTTTGGAACCATAGCTGGCTGACTAGGTCTCATACCTAAAGATGATAACTCTTGGTCTGTAACACCTAATGTATTCGCAGGCGTTGCTCCTAATTGATTTAGTACATTCTTCATGTTTACTACTTTTTATATTTACTTTTTCTTAACATTGCTTTACTGAATCCGTCACCAACCATATTTATGCCAAGCCTTTTTTTAGACGCCTCAATTGATTCATTCCTTTTTTCCTGCATAGATTTTGCTTTCTCTTCTTTGTTCTTAGCTAAATCTGTTTCTCTTTCAATTCTTTGAGAAGCTCTTTGGTCGTATCTATTTTTTTCAGCATCAGATCTGTAACTGTCAAAGTCAGAGCCTGCTTTATTGATTATGTCTCTCTGATCAGAAGAAATTCTCTTCGTTCCACCTTCCGTAAATACATTTCTCATGTCTCGCTGCATTCCCTCCATTGCCTTGCTTGCTGCTCTAGATTCTGGAGCATACTTTTTCCACGGAGCGTCTGGATACATATTCTGCTTAAAATTTTTAGGACCAATTTGACTTCCAATTGGTTTAATTCCAGTTTCCATTTCAAGGTCAGTTGGAGGTTTAGGCATCTTTGAAGTATTCAACCCTAACTGTTCTCCGATAGACTTGATTTTTATTTTAGACTCTGACTCATTAGATTCCTTTCTAGCTAAAGGTAGAAACGCAGGTTTAGTTTTAGGAGGAGTTGATGGAACAGAAGGAGAAGTGATAGACCTTTCTTCTGTAGGCGACGCAAAGCTTTTAGGTGCTTCTTTAGGTGTCATTGGCTCAACTAGAGACGGCTTTTCTTCCATTAGAGACTTCTTGGCTGCCTTTCTAGCTGAAATAGCCGACCCAAGATGTTTTGCAATATTTTGAGCAGTAGCCGCCATCATAGATGAAAAACTTGAATCTACAGGAACTGCAGCGGTAAATGGTTCAATATTCTCTTTGTAAGCACTTTTATATGCTTGTCTATCTTCCTTACTTTCTGCTCTCTTTTCCTTTCTATTGGCCCTCTTTAATGAATTATCAGTAACCTCTGGCAACTCTATTGATGAAGTAAATGAGTTGTTAGGTTTTTGCTTTTTAATTTGACTAGCTAAAGATGTAGACGCATTTATGTATCCACCACCACTAGAGAAGTCTGATTCTATATTTTTACGCTCTTGTTTATAACTAGCAACAGACCCTATTCCTGATGTTTGCTTAAGTGGTGATCGTTTTTGATTGTATGCCATACTATATTGATTTGTCGTTGTTTGTGTTATTTATTGATTTTATGAGTACCTTGTCGGTGTAAGTATTACCCTTCATAATGCTGTTTCTTTTCTTACTTGTTGGAATATCTTCCTCTCCAAGCATTATCTTGTAGATCCTGTTAATAAGCTGCTTTCCTTTAAAGGAGACCTTATACACATTGCTCTTTGTCGAAACTCTATTCCTTTTTGCAAATAAGGTTATCCATCCATTGTCCTTTAGCTTAGACCACCTCTTAGCATCCCAACTGTAAGCGTATGTTCCGTTAACAAAGTCAAGCCTATTAAAAAAACCTAAGCAGTCTAAGTAAATTATTAGCTCAAGTTCAGCACTTGTTATGTCATTGTTCCTTGCCGCCCACTGTCTTATTGTTCTGTAGTGTTTAAGGAGCTGCATTTCACGAAGGTCAGAGTACTCAATCCTTTTCATTACAACACAACTACTACGTCAAACTCTTTTATGACTTTGTATACAACCTTATCAATTTCCATATCAAACCCAGCGTGCCTGTCGTAGTATATAGTATCTCCATCCTTTACACCCTCTACGAGCGTCCCTATGGTCTTAACTACAGCTCTCCTATATCTTATGTCCTCTCTTTGCTTTTCGCCCAAGAGAAGACCTCCTTTAGTGGAGGTTGAGTTCTCTTTGATAGGCTCTATTAACATATACTTTCCTACTGCTTTCATGCTCTTAAGTTATTAATTACACAATCAGTTGATAGTATTGTATTTGCAACAGATGCAGCATTCTTTAGTGCGCTCTTGGTAACAAGAAGTGGGTCAACTATTCCAGACTTAACCATGTCAACGACCTCACCTGTAATTACATTGTAACCATAACCTACTTTAACAACGTGTTCTGGATCTATTATTCCAGCATTATTCATTATTGTGTTAAATGGAGACTGAATTGCCTTAAGAAGAATCTCCTCTCCCTTAGACTCTGGCTTTATGTGATAGCTAGCATTTAATAGTGCGATACCTCCTCCAGGAACAACACCTTCTTTTATTGCTGCCTTTGTTGCACATATCGCATCCTCTACTCTGTCTGCCTTCTCTCTTAACTCAACTTCAGAGTTTGCGCCAACATTTACAACTCCAACCTTTCCAGCAAGTCTAGATAGTCTCCTTTCTAGTTGATGTTTTTTAGCGTTGTTTGTTTCTGACTCAATTTCTTTTTTAATTAACTCTATAGCTTCCTTAACTTCACTGCTCATCGTTTCAACCTGAATGATTGTTTCGTGACCTGTCGTCTCGGATCTCTTGCAGGTTCCTAGGTGATGTATATCAATTAGGTCCATGTCATCTCCTAAGTCTTCGTTAATAACAGTTGCTCCAGTTAGCATAGCTAAGTCCTGAATTGTCTGCTTTCTATTTATACCGAAGTCTGGAGAGTCTATTATGTTTGCCTTAATGTTCTTATTCCTTACGTTCATTGCGAGTGCTGCAGTAACTTGCTCGTCTGCGTCTCCAATGATTAATAGCTCTTTTTTGCTCTTTATAACATACTCCAGTACTGACTGGATTTTTCTTATGTTAGGTATTCCACTTTCAACTATAAGTACTAGTGGGTTATTTAGTTCGCAAGACCCCTTTCCTTCGTTGTTAACAAAGTGAAGGTTCTTTAAACCCTTGTCAATTGAGGTCCCACTTACGACCTTAGCGTATGTAGACTCTTCGTTTGATATCTCCATACTTACAACACCGTTCTCCCCAACGTCTTCAAACGCCTTAGATATTATTCCTCCAAGCCCTGTGTCGTTGTTTGCTGATATCGATGCAATGTTATGTAACATATCTCCACTAACATCTATAGATATATTCTCAAGATACTCAACAACTTTATCTACAGCGGAGTCTATTCCATCTCTAATTTCTCTAGATCCGTAGTTATCACTATCGAATGCATTGCTAAGTATTGAGTGCGCTAGAACTGTAGCCGTTGTTGTTCCATCTCCAGCTTCCTTAACAGTTTGCCTAGCCGCTTCCTTTAGTAGCGTAGCACCCATATTTTCAATAGGATCTAACAGCGTAACTGAGTTAGCAACTGTTACTCCATCCTTTGTTATCACAGGCTTACCTGAGCCGTCTTCAAGTATTACACACTTACCACTAGCTCCGAGTGTTGAGCTAACGGCTTTTGTTAGTTTTGTTACTCCTTCGAATATCTTAGACTGTCCGACAGCACCAAAACTTAAATTCTTAACTATTTCGTTAGACATTATTGATTAAATTAAATTAAATTGTTTATACTACTACTATTATTACTTATCTTCTGACTTTTTTACTCTACTCTTCGCAACGTGCAGCATTCTTTCTTCTAGTTTAGATACCCTTATTGTTAACTCAAGTATAGTTTGATTAGCTTCTTTTAGCTCATCCTCTAGTTCTTCTATTCTTTTTTGCTTGTAGCTGCTATAACTTGAGGAAACAGAGTGATTGATGTCCATCTTCTTTTTTATGATGCTCCAAATCTCTTTCACTCCGAAGGCCCCTGCTAGTCCAGAAACTAATAAGACTAAACTATCATTATCCATCTGTCTATTTTTGAGTATTAGTTTTTCTATTTCATAACACTAGATTAAATTGATTAATAGTAATTTGTTTAAATTATACTACTGATTCGTCGTATACAATCATTAATATATGTTGTAATGTGAATTAATGTTAGATTCTATCTGTGTTCTATTAGTAGATTGGTCGGACTTATAATTAACAATCTCACTTATATTAGCAATCACTCTATTTCCGCCTAAACCGTTTGAACCAATATACATTGGCCCTACACTCGTGTCTATTACACCATTAGCACCTAATACCCTAACTATTGCATTTCCATCCAAATACATATTATTACCAGCAAATAAGTTAGCAGATGAAGCATATATATTTGTTAACAATGATTGGTTATTCTGAGGAAGCGGAGTAGAAGTAATCCAAGTGTAAGTATTAGCCCTTACTGCGATTTCAGGTGTTAATATCCATAATTTCCCTGCCCCAGTACTTAAATTACTTAAACTAATTATCCCTTTAGTAGATACACCTTCAAGTAGGTTTATCGTTATGAATATAGACCTGCTACTTGTTCCATAATTCGTATTGTTTGCAGATATAAGTTCAGAATTACTATTAAAATAAAGTGTTGGCTTGCCATTATCGGTAACTAAGTTACCACTTATAACAATATATGGCTGCTTCCAAGCTGTTGACTGATTAGCGTGATTGTTATTTCCACTTTGGTCGTACCAAGATACGACTTGCCCATCTCCTGCACCGCAAAATGCTTCCAATGTTCCATCTATTATCTCAGTTTCAGTAAAACTTTGTTCAGCATTATCAGAATTTCTTCTTATCAAAACTAAAGGATAAGAAACTCCTCCATTACTTTGTAATTGCCTTAATGAATAAGCCTCTTGTGAGTTTGGATACAGATCTAGTAGCCCGTCTGAAGGCACAACTGCACCGCCACTTCCTCCCCTAATATTATTATAGGGGGATATTACTGATGCTGATATAAACGGCATTACTTATAAACTATTATTGCCCCATCTGTGGCTATTGTAATACTTTGGAATAGTTCCCCTGCTGGAGCTTGTATTAATGCCCCTTGCTTTAACGCTACTCCAGTTAAATTCATTGCTGTTAAATAGTCATCTGTCGTTACCCCTGTACTTGCGTCCCCACCTGACAATGTTGATATTGTAGTGTCGTCAGCCTGCACAATAAACGCATACGCTTTTTTTAATGTATGTGTACCTGCTGCTAAATACTCAGAGCCGAATGTTCCTATTAATCTACTTGGGTTTACACCCTTACTTTTACTTGCCATTTTTCTTATTTTTAAATAATTTCTTCGTCTACTGTAGGTAGTACTGTAACAGTTGTTAGTGTTGTTGGGTATCTATCGTGAACTGCCATATAATGGTATCCATCAATTTCCGTCGGCTCTGCCCATCTAACTGTTCCACCTGTGTAGTTTTCACCTGCTGTTACTTCAGCGTCATACGCAAGGCATTCAGCCTCTGTTCCTTTTATGTATTCCATTAGTATATGTTATAGTGTGAGTTAAGAAATGCCTGTATATCTGTCACGTTTGTTGATTGGTCAGTCGTATAGTAGGCTTCGAATTGTATATTACCATTTAATGAAAATCTTGCGTCAGAAGAGGCAACTCTATTTCCAACATTTTTAGCATATATGTCATCCATAGTTACAAAAGAGCTTAATGGGTCGCCATTAATTCCTAATCTAAGATCACTTGAAGTGACAGTTACTATATTTAAAGTTTGACTTGAATTTTCTAAATTGCCAAGTGTTCTTATTTCTGTTCCATCAAATGAAGACAATCCATCTATCCCTGTGTTGCTGCCTTGCGCAATCAACCCAGAGCTAAATACACCTTCATCACCGAAGATGTAATTCACTATAGTCTTTGTAAATACATTATTAACAATGAATGCCGATTTAACTAAAATTGAATTATTTAAATTCATTACGTGTGCAGGTTCATAAAGCTTAGATTCCTTTCCATTAAGCGTCATCATTCCTGTAGAGCCATCATATATCTTTGGCTGCTTGCTGCCTTGAGCTTGGGTTTTATTGTTTTCATTATAAGACTGGTCGTAATCAGTCACCAAAAACCCATTATTACTTCCGCAAAATGTAGCTATTGCAGCTACATCAAGGTAATTATCTACGAAGCCAATATCTAAATCAGCAGAAGGTACACTATCTCTTCTAATTTTAATACAATTCCCTTCATAATCACTTCTTAATTTAAAATAAGAAAACGCAGCGGCTGCATCAGGGTATAAGTCTAAAAATCCAACAAAAGAACCAGGCTTTTCGCCATTAATAACACAGTTGTAAGCCATTATAGCCCCACTGTCAATAGTAATACTCTTAAACGCCTCACGAACAGGTGCAACTATCAATGCCCCTTTCTTCAATGTAACACCACTAAGACTCATTGACGCTTTGTAGTCTATGTTGTTTTCAGCTATAGAAGCATCCCCTCCTGTAAGTACAGATATAACAGCATCCTCTTGAACAACAAACTGGTTAGAGTTTACGTCTGTGTATGTACCTGAAGGTAAGTACTTGGACCCAAATGGGTTTAGTAGTAACTCCTCGTCTTGTTGAAATATTGGGTTTACCATACTATACTAGTTTATTATTCTTGGTTTTGTCCACTCTTCTTTGTTCATTTCAGTAGCCATCTCTGCATATGTAAATATGGAGTAAGGTCCCTGAAGTAGGCTAATAAATGCTGGGGTTTCTTTTGTATTCCAGCTTACTACCACCTTAGTTGTATTGAAGTTAAGCCTTGAAGACTTCTTCGATGTGTTTAGTACCTGACTGTAGTCTATTAGATCTACGTCTGAGTAGCTTATTGTTGCGTATTTATTGTTGCTATAAACCATAGTTAGCTTTTGTTGCGTTAAATATCGATAGGATCTCTGGCTGAGTAAGCACTTTACTGTACTCTATAACCTGAGATATCTTACCCTCAAAGTATGCGTCACCAGAACCAAAGTAACTTGCAGCACCAACCTTGTAGTAGTTTGAGAGGTTCGTTACGTTAGATGCACTGTAAGAAGATATATCTCCAGAAGTTGCAAGATTCTGCTCGACTCCGTTTACATATAGCTTAATGCTTCCAGCTCTGTCGAACACAGCAGTAGCTAGTAGCCACTGGCCAGAATCTAGTGATGAAGATGCGTACGTCTGTATGTAAGACTCTCCATTAGCTTTAAAGAAACCTTGAATAGCTCCAGTATCAGATACCATTAATCCGTACGAACCATCTGTGCTACCTGAAAACCCAGGCTCCATTCTTCCTGCTACTGTTGCCCCGCCAAATCCTCCGCCAAATCCTCTGTTTATCCAGGCGTTTATAGTTACACTATCCGTACCCATTTCAGGACCTGGACCGTATGCCTCCATGTAGTTAGTAAAGCCATCAAATTCCCAGGTTTTATATGGACCTGCAGTAAAGATCGTTCCATTAAGTAACTCAAAGTCGTACCCATTTGGAGACAGGTCAGTAACATTTGTACCAGATCCAGGGTATGAGGAAGAGTTTGTTGCGTCTATGTAAAACTGAAGCCTGTCAGTTGGAACTCCACCGCCCCCACCAAACACCTCGTCAATACCTAAGTAAGCCTTAGCCACTTCGGTGCTTCCTAAATATATTTTTGATATGTCTAAGTTTCCTAGCTTCATATTTATACAATAAAGTAAATAGTATCTGGGTCTGGGCCTGGGGCTGGAAGAAGATCGTAATCATTCTGAGTCAGAACTTCAAACTGAAGTAGGCTGTACCCATACGAGTTGTTAGAAATCTTCTGTAAAGAAGTAGATCCTAAAGCTGCCCCACTAGCTACGTTTGCAGCTGTAGACCCACCAACAGATGTAACTGTCAATGCCCCTGTATTAGATAGAGTAGCATCGCCACTAATAGCTCTAGGCTGCGACTGGTTGGTTGAATTCCCAACGAATACTTTGCCTGAGTTTAGGTTTGGTGTGGCGTTTGTTCTTCCTGCACCACCAACCTTAATTATACCGTTGGTACCTTGTCTCCTAACCACCTTGCCTATGTTTTGTATAAACACATTCTCCCCTTGTGGAGTGTTCTTAACAAATCCACCAGGAGTTGTGGCGCTAACGTATAACGTGTCCCCAAACGTAAGTGAGACTCCGTCTGAGTCTATAGTAGTGTCTAGCGGACTTGGGCCGCTTCCGTGTATGTTACCTGCTGTAATTATTTGCACTTCGTTCCCAGAAGTGGCACTTGAAAGAACAAAACCAAATGCAGGCATCGTTAAATCGCTACTTGCGTCTGCCTTTGCTACTCTAACAGTATCACCAGAGTTGCCTGACAAGTAAACTACGTCTCCCTTTGATAGGGTTTCATCAGCTACTGCTGTAAATCTCATTGCTCCATCGAGGTCTCCCCTAAACTCGTAAGGAGACTCCTGCCACCCAGCTAGTGTTACGTTACCAGATATGGTTACGTTACCAGATATGGTTCCACCTGTAGAGCTAAACTTGTTGTTAAACGTCGCCCAGTCATCCTTAGATAGGTATCCATCAGTAGAAACTGAAGACTGAGCTATCCCAACAACACCACTCGTGGTTATTACACCACCTGTAAGTGGAGCAGTAGCTGTTATTGCAGAACCACCACCACCACCTGTGGCAGATATCTCAATGTTGTTACCTACAGTAGTTAGTGTGACATTGTCACCAGCAGTGATCGTAACATCACCAGTTAGTGTATTGAATGATGCTACTCCTGATCCAACGGATGCCAACTCAAGTACACTAGATATTGTAACCTGTTTTGTCGCGTTAGAATCCTCGCTGTCGATGATTAGGAATTCATCGTTTATAGATGGACTACCCTTTACTGGGTATGTGTAGTTTATAGCCATTTTTTAGTTATTTTTTAGTTGTTTTCTTGCCCTCTTTCTTAGTTCCCTGACCATCGTTACCACGGTTAGCCTTAACCGACTTGAATTTACTGTCTTTGTGGTCGTAGTCCTTACCTAGTAGGTAAAGTTTACCGTTCTTCTTCTCAGCCTCCCTGCGCTTTCTCTTGCTCTCTGCGTTCTTTGCTCTACGCTCAGGTGTACTGGAGATTTTAACGTCTCGCTTGGCCTTTGCTTTAGCTCCCTCCTTGCTTAGTTTCTGTTTTCTCACTTCGTGTCGATGTTTTATTATTGGTGGGGGTTCCCCATACTGTATATATTTACACGAAAGTCCTAATTTTTACATTGTCCTATGTAGTACATCGACTACTTATATTGTGGTAGATCTATGACGATGCTCACTATTATGTCAGAACGATCACTTACCTAGTTTATGTCCAAAAAGTGGACAATAGATACTTACTCTTATATTAATAAGCTAATGTCCATATTTTGTGCAATAGTTTTTTAATAAAAAAACCTTGTACTTTCAGCGTGTTGTGAGCTATAGAGAGTATTTGGGTAATACAACAAATTTTAGAGCGCCACCCCTAAAGGAAAACGCATTTCATTCGACCCAGCCCCACCCCAATTTCAGCATTCAGAATTAAAGTTTCAGCTAATGCATAAGATTCTTAGGCATCTTTCAACTATTACCTAGGAGTCTTAGGTATTTATCTCAGTCTTTCGGTTATAAGGAGTGAACGTATTACCTTATCCCATATCTTAAAGCATCAATAACCATCTAAACAAAAACTATCTTTTTACTTACTCATCTAC